TCAGAACCGACCGTTGCGCAGCCGCTCAGCAAGCTCGTCGCGAGACCTAGGACGACGAGCCGTCGCCTCGAGCATCTGGCGTTGGACATCATTGGCTTTCTCCGTGGTCTGAAGGCGTTCAGCGAGGCGTCCCGCTCGCTCGCCGGACCGCCGAAGCGAAAGCAGGAACAGGAGCAGGGCGAGGATGATGGCGCCGTAGCGCAAAGCGGCCCGCATCCATGGGCTGGCGGCGAACCCGATCAGGAGCGGGGCCATCACCGCTGCCCTCGGCGCCAGTCATCGAGACGCGCGTAGATCGTGACCGCGATGCCGCCAAGCGCCACGGCGATGAATACCCAACGCAACGTGTCGAGATACGGCACAAGCGGCAAGATCGCGGTCTGGGTCTCGGCCAGCACCTGCTGCGCCACCTCGACGCCCGCCGCGCCCAGCGTCGCCACACCGGCTGCCCCACCGCCTTTCATGGTGCGGCTGTCAGCCAGCACCTCGCGCGCGGGCGGCGTCTCGGCTGCAAATGCCGTCGCCCGGACCGGGAAGCGCTCGCCCCACTGACGCGCCGGGCCGAGGTCGACGTGGATGAAGCCCGAGCGCGGATAGAAGCCGAAGCCGAGGAACCCGACCTCGCGGGCCGCCGCCTCGAAGGCCACCGGGTCGTGGTTCGCCATGGCGATGTCGAAGGCGGCGCCGTCGAGGTGCTTGGAGCGGGTCGCGCCGCCGACGGCCCGGTTGTGCTCGGGGCTGCGATAGGCGGAGCGGACGATGAGCGGCTTGCCCAGCCGGTCGCGCAGCGCCTGCAGCTTGTCGAGCGCGGGCTCGTTGATCAGCAGCTTGCCAGTGCCCCGGCAGGCGATCTCGGCCGGGCTGAAGTTCGGCCAGCGCCAGGTGCTCTCGGGCACGTCGCGCCAGTGGCGGTGGAAAGTCGTGGTCATGGGGTCCTCCAAAACGAAAAACCCGCCTCAAGGGCGGGTGCGGTTGGACTGATGAAAGGGGATGGGGCGCGGCTACGGACCGGCGCCGAAGATCTTCAGCTTGATGGCGATGCCCGCGAGCAGCGCCAGCATGACGCCGGTGGTGATCATGCGGACGGCAGTCTGCATCGCGGTGCGCCGCACCAGCCGGATGCAGTCCACCAGGGAGCGCAGATCGCGGATGTCGAGCGCGGCCTCGTCGCCGTCGAGCCCGACATCGGCGAGCGCGCGCTTGGCGCCTTCCTCGGCCGCCCGGGTCAAGATCGCCTCGAACTCGGCGTCGGGCATGCGCACGAAGCCATCGGACCGGGGTGGTGTCATCGGGATCCTCCTTCCGTCGCTCAGCCGATCTTGCAGCCCCAGAAGGACGTGTGATCGGCAGCGAAGTAGCCGTCCGCGACCCGAAAATACCCCTGCAGCTCGACGGTATCGCCGGCAGTCAGCAGGACCATGGTCTGGAGCCAGATCGCGGTGGCGAGCGAGACATGGGTGGCTGAGATTTCGCCGAGGGAGCCGCGGATTTCGGTCGTACCGTTCAGCACCAGCCGCCCGCGCATCCGGGCCGTGGCGCTGGCGTTGATCTTGTAGAGCAGCGTCGCGCCGAAGAGGTAGGTGCCGTCGACCGGGGCCACGAAATGGTTGTTCGCGGCGTCGAAGGCACCCTGATCATTGTAGTCGGTGTTGTTCAGGCCGATCTTCGTCCAGGTTCCAACGCCGACATAGTTGTCGTAGTTGGTGTAAGCCTTGAACCGCGGAAGCCGGGGCTGGTCGACGATGCCGGTGGCGTTGTCGACGCTCAGCCCGTCGAAGAAGGTGCTGCCGTCGGCGGAGACCGCGAGGCGGAAGCGGTCGGAGCCGAAGAGCCCCACCAGCGCCTTGGTCACGAAACCGGTTTGCAGCGTCAGCCCGAGATCGTCGCCCGCCGCCTCCTTGCTCATGGTGTAGAAGAGATCGCCGGTCCCGCCCTCGGCCACGGTCTTCGCGGTCCAGAGCGCGGCGTTCAGCTTGGCCGAGAATGGGTTCGACGCATCCGCCGTCGTGCCGAGCCCCAGGAGCGCGAGGTTCTGCAGCGTGGCCGGAGTGGTCCCGACCCAGCCGGACCCGTCGTAGACCAGTAACACTCCCTCGTCCTCGACCCATGCCCGCCACCCGGCCCGTGGCGGCAGGCGCAGCCAGGCGCCGTCGGTCCAGAGCGCGACGTTCAGGTCCCACCCCGCCCAGTCGCCCGTCGCGCCCGAGCCGACGATGTAGCGGTCGCCATCGGCGGGGCTTCCGGGCGGCGCTGTCAGATCGCGGTCGATCACAGAAAGCTGGACGAGCCCGTCGAGCAGCCGCAGCGCCTCGTTGTGGGTGACATGCTTCTGGGCCTGCGCCGCCAGGATGTAGGGCAGCAGGAGATGGGTCGTGGCGTCGGACATGGGATGGCCTTCAGAGTATCAGCGTGACGGTCTTGGGCGCGCCCCGCCCCACGAGGGCGGAGAGCTGGAAGATGCGGACGGTGAGGTTGTCGCCGGGGCCGAGCGGCGCGCCCCAATCGGCGCTCTGCTGGGCGGCGGTGTAGACCGCGCTGGTGGTGGCGGTGCTCAGCACCCGCTTCACGGTGGCGCCGTCGAGAATCTCGACATCGTAGGCTTCGAGCTCCTCGGCCAGCGGCACCTCCAGCCCGCCCCAACTGTCGGCGGCGAGCGCGCGGGATCGTCGCGTCCAGCGGATCGTCAGGTCGCCGGGCGCACGCGGCTTGCGCCACGGCTGCTCGACATGGACGACGGAGAACGGCCGCAGCCCGACGCCCTCGGACGTGAAGACCTGCGCGACATAGGTCGCGTCGCTGACCGGGCGGCTGGCCGGGCCGATGCGCCAGTTCCACGGGATGCCGAGGTCGGCCTCGGCGATCGGCATTGACGCCAGCGCGGTGTCCAGCACCACGACCCGCGCGCCAGCGGGCACCGGATTGCCCATGGCATCCTCGGTGCCGCGCTGGCCACGCAGGAGCCGGGTCAGACGATACCGGCCCGGCGCCAGAAGCTCGGCCGCGCCCGCCTGCACGATCTCCCAAACGCCGGGCGCGCTCTCGATCGCCAGCGCGTTCGCCCCCCCGAACAGAGTGAGGTCGGTGACGCTTTCCAGCGTTCCGGTGAGCAGATCGACCACCAGCGCATTGCCAAGGTCGAAGCGCGAGCTTGGGCCCGGATAGAAGTCGGTGACCAGAGCCCCGATCCGGGCGCGGCTGCCGAACGTGGTCAGCAGCTCGAAGCCATTCGTGGAGGGGCTGCGGAACACCGCCATCTCGCCCGGCCAGGGAACCGCGTGCGCCGCAATCAGCGGCCGATGCGCCGGCTGGTCCTCGGTGAGCTGCGGCAGGTCCATCAGCACCGCGTCCGGCGCGCCGAACACGACCGCCCGCGTCAGCGACGCCGCGCGGGGATCGCCGGGCGGCAGGTCGTAGGTCGCGCGGTCCTGGCGAACGGCCTCGACCCCGCGCGCGTCGGCATCCGCGATGGAGACGAGCCGCAGATCGACCAACCGCCCGTCATGCTCCAGCCGGATCGCATCGGCCGGGTCAAGCGCGAGGCGCGAGGGCGGCAGACGAAACGCCGCGGTCTCGCGCCCCACCCACGCCTCCATCAGGGCGCGGCGGCAGCGGCGTTCGGCCTCCTCGGGCGGCACGGCCATCGGGAAGGACTCGGACGCGATGCGCGTCGTGTCCACCGTGATGCGCCGGGCCTCGACGAGGGCCGCGTCGTAATCCTCATCGGCCCGCGCGATCTGCCACTTCAGCGCCTGCGGCAGTTCGGTTTCCTGGCCGCGCGTGAGCTCCAGCACGTCGCCCTCGCGAGGGGCCATAAGGTCGTCGGGTCCGAGGGTGGAGACGGAGGCCCGGCCGCGCATGAAGAAGCGGATCACGCCCTCGGTCTCCACGGCGTCGAAGCCGAAGTGGCGCGAGAGCGTGGTGATCGAGGCGCGCGGACTCTCCAGCGCCGTGATGGCGTAGCCCTCGACCGCGCCCCAGAGGCCGGTGACGTCGATGCGACCCTCGGGCAACCCGGCGCGCAGGCAGAGGTGCCGGACCAGCGCCGCCAGCGACACCGCCCCGAGGCGCCCGGTCAGCCAGTGGCCGAGCCGCCAGTTCGCCCCGTCCGTCCAGACATCGGTCAGCGCCGGGAAGAAGGGATAGGGCCGCGCGTCCCAGGTCCAGGCAGCGCATTCGGGCACATGCACCATGCGGCCGCCGTAGACCGACGACAGCGGGTTGTTCGCGGTCTCGCCCCACCAGAGGTACGTCGCCTCAAGATAGGCGCGCTGGATGGCGTCGTCCCGCCAGCCCCGCGAGAAATGCGGCGTGAAGCTCTCCGACGACTTCGGGTCGAAGAAGACGTTGGGCTGGTTGGTGCCCCGGTCGATGGCGGGACAGCCCAACTCGGTGAACCAGATCGGCTTCGACTGCGGCGCCCATGCCGTCGGCGTCCCGCTCTCCACCCCGCCCGGGCGGTCGTAATGCGGGTTCGACCACCAAGCGCGCACATCCTTGTAGCGGAAGACCCACGGCTTGTCGGCGGCGCCGTCGGTGATTGCGGTCCGGATCTGTGCCGAACGATCGGCCGCGCTGGCGTAGAACCAGTCGAAGCCTTCGCCGCCCGCGATGTTCGCCTGCAGATAGGCCCGGTCGTAGATCGCGGGCCAGCCCTCGGCCGCGTCGAGATGCTCGAACCCGTCGCGCCAGTCGGAGAGCGGCATGTAGTTGTCGATGCCGATGAAATCGATCTCCGGATCGGCCCAGAGCGGATCGAGGTGGAAGAACACGTCGCCCGAGCCGTCGCCCGGCTGATGCCCGAAATACTCCGACCAGTCGGCGGCATAGCCGATCTTCGTCCCGGACCCGAGGATGGACCGCACATCGACGAGCAGATCCCGATAGGCCTGCACGGCGGGATAGGTGCTGGCGCCCGAGCGGATCGTGGTCAGCCCCGGCATCTCGGTGCCGATCAGGAAGGCGTCCACCCCGCCCGCTGCCGCGCAGAGATGGGCGTAGTGCAGCACCATGCGGCGCAGTCCCCAGTCGCCGGAGGGTCCGATCCAACTCACGCTCTCGCCCGAGACGCTGAAGCTCGCGGGCGTCGCCGCGCCGAACAGCGCCGCGACCTGACTTGCGGCCGTCGCCGTCTTGTCCACGGTTCCGGCGAAACCTGCGGCAGGCGAACAGGTGATCCGGCCGCGCCAGGGGAACGCCGGCTGGCCCGTCCCGGCGGCGTTGTCGGAATAGGGGTTCGGCAGCGTGTTGCCGGGCGGCACGTCCATTAGGATGAACGGATAGAAGGTGACACGCAGCCCACGCGCCTTCATCTCCCTGATCGCCTGCACCACCGCGAAATCGGCGGGCGTGCCACCATAGACCGGGCGATCCTGATCGTCGCGGCTGACGAGGAACGCGCTGGCGCGGCTGACGCCATTCACGGACCATGTCGACGGCGTAGTCGATTTGGCGCTGACCTCGACACCGGGCCGCACTTTACAATTGCCTGCCCGCAGATCGTCTCCGAACCAGGCAACCACCAGCGACACGCTCTCGACCTTCGGAGCCATGGCCTGCAGCCGGTCCAGTGCCACTACCATGTCAGCGGTGTCGGTCAGCGCGTTGAGGTTTTCGGGCTCGGACGACCCGCCGCTGCCCTTCCGGATGCCCTGCGTGGCATAGGCGAACTCGCCGGATGCCGGGATCATGGTGACCGCCTGCGTGAGACCCTCCGCCGTGTCCGGATAGGCGAACGGGCGGAACACCTCGAAACTCAGCTGCGGGATGCGGTTGCCGTAGTCCCCGAGCGGCAGGTCCTCGAAAACGACATAGGCGGTGCCGCGATAGGCTGGCGTGTTCGCCGCGCCCATCTTCGCGGACATAAACGGATCGGCCGTCTGGCTCTCATCGCCCGGATACCAGCGCCATGTGATCCCGGCGGTGTCCAGCAGTTTGCCGTCGGCCCAGACCCGGCCAATGCCCGTGATCGGCCCCTCGCAGAGCGCGACCGCAAAGGAGGCATAGTAGAAGTATTCGGTCGTCTTGACCTTGCCGCCACCCCCGCCGCCCTTGCCCCCGCCCTGCGTCGTAGTCTTGGTCTCCTCGCGAAAATCCGTCGCCCAGACGATATTGCCGCCGATCCGCATGCGGCCATAGAGGCGCGGGATAACCGCCCCCTCGGTGGCCGAGGTGATGCGCAGATTGTCCAGCCGCGCGCCTTCGATCCGCTGGGTTGGCGCCAGTGACGAGATAATCCAGCTGTCCACGACCGAGCCAATGGTGGAGCCGATAAAGCCACCGATGGTGGCGGCGCTGACGCCGAGGATCGCACCGCCGATACTGCCGCCAATGGCGGCGCCAGCGGCACCGAGAACGAGGGTGGCCATGTGGGGGTCTCAGCGTTGCGGGAACAGGAAGGCGAAAGCGATGCGCCGCCGCCAGGATGGGGTGAGCGGTTCCTCGATCACGCCGAGCCGCTCATAGGCGTGGAGGAAGGCGCCGGGCCCGATCAGGATCCCGACATGCTTGGCGATGGCGCGGGGCTTTATGCGGAACAGCACCAGCGCGCCGGGGCCTGCCTCGGCGGGCGACACCTCGATCATCATGGCGCGCGCGCCCTCGGCCAGCACCTCGCGAGGTCCGGTCTCGCCCCAGTCACGGCTGTAGGGCGGGATCGGGAACGGCTCGGGGCCGACGACTTCGCGCCAGACACCCCGCACCAGCCCGAGGCAGTCGCAGCCGACACCGCGCAGGCTCGCCTGGTCGTGGTAAGGCGTGCCGAGCCAGGAGCGCGCGACGGCGATGACGCGCGCGGGGTCGGCCGATGTGAGGGGTTGCGTCACAGCACGGACCCCTCGTGCCCACCATCCTTGGTGGCGTAGCGCAGGACCGCGTCCTGGCCGGGGATGTGCGGGAAACCGCGGAAACTGGCGGTGTTTGCGAACTTGGCCCCACAGGTCTCCATGCGCTTGTCGCAGCCCGCACGGATGGTGAAGCTGTCGTTCTCGGCGATCGCGCGCACCGGCGCTTCGAGCAGAGTCAGGATCGCAACGCCGTCGGTCACGTCATGGCCCAGCACCTCGGTGCGCCGCCCCGCATTCGCGCCGCTCGTCCAGTTCAGCGTGCCGAAGGTGAACCAGCCGGCGGCGAAGCCGCCGAGGCCTGATGCGGTGAAAGCCCGGTCGCGCAGCAGATCGATGACGGTACCCGCGCCCTTGAAGTCGGAGGCCTCCAGATCGACGCCGCAACGCCCATCGCCGAGCGCGGCATCGCAGGTCGCCTGAAACGTCCGCCCGACCGTCTGGCCCAGCACATGCGCCAGCGAGCGGACTTCGGCGACGAAGGCCAGCCGCCCGCGCCGGATCTGACCGATGGCCCCGCGGCGCATCAGCACGCGCTGGCCGGTGTCGGCCCAGTTCACCCGCCAGACCTCGACCTCGGCGTTGTCCCAGCGCCCATCGAGGATGTCGGTCTCGGTGATCCGGTCCGAGGTCAGCACGCCTTCGGCGTCCTGCGCATCGACCGACAGGTCCGAGCCGGAACGGACCTCGGATGCCGTGAACCCGCTCTCGGGCTCGAAGTCGGTCCCGTCGAAGCTGAGCGTCCGGTCGTGGTCGGTGAATCCGAAACTCGTGCCATCGGCGCGGGCGATCCGCCAGCACCAGGCAAGCGTCGTCGTGCCCTCGTCGAGATGGGCCTGCAGGTCGGGGTCGAGGGTCTTCATCGGCGCAGTTCCAGAAGCGGAATGGAGGTGATCGAGCCGAGCCGCTCGAGGTCGAGCGTGACGTCGAGCACGTCGGTATCGAAGCGGACGGGCACGTCGAACTCGAAGCCCGCAGTAATGGAGACGCCGGAGGCTGGCGCGGCGCCAAAGCTGACGACGCCGGTGGCGGTGTCGACCGACCAGCCGGAGGGCTGTTCGACCCCGCCGAGCGCGATGCGCACGCTGCCCGTCACCGGCTTGGCGATGGCGCGCGACCAGGATTGCGCGCCGGAGGCGTAGCGCTTCACCAGCTGGAAGGCGGTCGTCGTGCCGTCGCCGGTGCCGATGGCCTGATCGGTTGGCGCTGGCGTGCCCGAAGGCAGGCAGGACTTGTGGTCGCCCCAGTCCTTGAAGCGAAACCCATGCAGCCGACCGTTGCGCGCCTCGAAGAAGGCGACGACTGCCGCCAGATCGTCGGCGCGCCGGATGCCGTAGGCCACATCATAGCGGCGGCGCGAGTTGGCCCAGCTGGCGTTGCGCTCCTCGTCGCCCGAGGCGAGCTCGACGATCTGGGTGCGCCGCTCGGGCCCGCCCCGCGCGCCGCGGCTGATGTTGTCAGGAAACCGGACCTCGTGAAACGCCATCAAGTCTCTCCATGGTTCGTGCTCTGGCTCCCGCAACCGGTTCCCACTTGCGGGGTCGCACTCACATGCCCCTCCGCCCGAGCGAGACCGCACGGGCAATGTCCGCCGCGACCTGTGTGCGGGACTGCCGGAAGCTCTGGGCGTCACGCGCCATGATGGTGACGTTGACGCCGCCGCCCGCGCCGTAGCTCTGGGCCTCCCGCCGCGACAGCACCCGCTCGCCGCGCTGCAGGATCGCAGGCACCTCGTCGTGACGAAGCCCCGCCATGCCACCGCCATGCATGCGGGGCGCGGCGGCGAAGGCCATGGCCGGGACCATCCGCGACGGCCCGGCCGATCCGACCATGCCGCCCGCATGCAGGACATTGGCGAAGATGCCGCCCGCCCCGGAGAACACGCCGGAGAGCGCGTTGGCGATCGGCCCGAGGATGAACCGCCGCGCCGCCAACTGGGCGAGATCGGCCAGCAGAGAGGTGACGAGGTCTCGGAAATTCAGCTTGCCGGTCTTCACGAACTCGCCGACCGCGTTCTCCGCCGACTGGAAGGCACTCACGAGGCTCTGGCCGATGTCGCCACCGATGTCGCGGGCCTTGCTGGCGTAGTCGGACAGCGCTGCCGTGACCGCCTGCCACCCGGTGACGGCGGCCTTGGTCGCGGGCTCCGCTGCAGCGGCGGCGGCTCCGGCCGCCGCGCCTGCACCTGTTGCGGCGCGTCCGGCATCGCCGAGCGCCGTCTCCAGCCGCTCCGCCGCGCCGGTGGCCTCGGTCAGCGCGTCCGCGCTCGCCTCGTCAGTTCCACGCACCGCGTCGCGAAGCGCCTGCCAGCTTTCGAGGGGCGCGCGGGCCCCTTCAGCCAGATCGCGGGCCGCGCCCCGGTAGACATTCGCGGATTCGAGCGCCCGGTTCGCCGCCTCGGTCAAGCCGAGGTCAGGCGCGGTCAGCGGGTTGTCCTCGAAGGCCCGGTCGAAGGCTGCCTGCGCCGCTGTCGTGGCAGCACTGGCCGCGCCCTCGAAGCGGTTCTCGATATCGCCAAGGTCGAGGTCCGGCACCAGCGAGATGCGCCGCTCGGAACCGAGCGCTTCCAGCCCCTGATTGATCCCGCCGATGAAGCCGTTGATGCGCGAGACCACGCCGTTCAGCATCGCCTCGACGCCGTCGACCAGGCTGTTGGCCGCCTGGAACGCCAGATCACCGATGGCCGCCGGCAGCAGGCCCCAAATCGCCTTGATCGCCTCGTAGGCGCCTTCGAAGGTGTTCGCGGCCGTGTTGCCGAAAGCCACTACGCTCTCGATGGCGCTCTGCATGCCCGACGCGGCGTCTGCCTTCAGGTCGAAGAACATCGCCGTGGCGGCCGCGCCCGCCGCTGCGGCGCCCATCCTGATGCGTTCCCAGACCTCGACGGCGACATCCTTCAGGAGTGACATCGCTTCGCCGAACCCACCCGCACCTGAGACGAGGCGGGTGAACTGGTAGACGAGCTCGCCCGCGCCGACGATCAGCGCCCCGATGCCGGTGCGGATCAGCGCCCCGCGCAGGACGACCAGCGCCGTGGCGAGGCCACGAACTGACAGAGCCGCAGCGGCCATGCCAGCGACCCAACGTCCCGCGAGGAACGCCGCGAAGGTGGCAGCGTAGGTCGTCAGACGGCCGATGTTGTCGAAGATGCCGCGGATCGCGATGCCCAGCGGGCCGGTGCGGCTGGCGACCGCCGCCATGGCGTTGGCGACAGCTTCCAGCGCGGGGGCTGCGGCGACGGCTAGCTGGTTGGAGAGCCCGCGCCAGATCAGTCCGAGCCGGGAAATCGCATCATTGGTTCGCTCGATTTGGTCGGCATCCTGCTCGGAGACGACCACACCGAAGGCGAGCACGTCCTCCGTCGCCTGGCGCAGCGTCGCGGTGTCGATCCGGCTCATGGCGATCGAGCCTTCCTCGCCGAAGAGCTGCCCAGCAACGGCGGCGCGCTCGGCGGCGGGCACGAAACTCTCGATGGCGGCGTTGATCGCGCCGACGCGCTGGTCCAGCGGCAGGGAAATTAGCTCGTTGGCGGAAAGCCCCAGCCGGTCGAGCGCGTCGGCCGCGGGACCGGTCCCGGCGGCCGCCTGGCTGAGACGGCGCGTCAGATCCTTCGTCGCCTGCTCGATGCCGGACATCGACACGCCCGCGAGCTCGCCTGCGCGCTCCAGCGTCTGGATCGAGGCGACCGTGGTCCCGAGCGACTGCGCCAGCTTGGCCTGCGCATCGACCGTCTGGAGCCCGGACCGGACCATGGCAACGCCGGCCGCGGCGGCGGCGGCCACTGCGGCGGCCGCCGCGACCCGGACCCGCCGCGAGAAAGCCGCAAGGCGCGCGTTCGCAGCCTCCATCTCCCGGCTCAGCCGTCCGAAACCGCGCGATCCGGCTTCGCCCACGCCTTCCAGTTCGGCGCGCACCTGCCGTCCGCCTACGGCCGCGAGGCGGACGCTGACCCTCTTCTCAGCCATGGGAGTGATCCATCTGTTCGTTGAGTTTGGCGACCATCACCGCTTCGATGACGGGCAGCAGTTCCGCCATGGCGAGCGGCGGCACGCCGAGGGCGTCACCGAGCGCCAGCGCCGCCGACATGTCCCAGCCGATCACCGCGCCGGGCAGGACACGCAGCTGTCCGCCGAGCCGGCCGACGAGGTCCCAGACCTGCCAACCCTCCTGAGTTTCCGGACGGTTCAGCCGCGCCGGGCAGTCCGGGCAGGTTTGCGCGCAGGCTTCGCAGTATCGCTCGCCCCCGCCGAAGGACCATTCGGCGAGAGCGCGGAGACGTTTTTTTCCTGTTCCAGCAGCAGGCCCTTCGAGACGTAGGTCAGCTGGAAGGCCTCGAAGATCGGCCAGACGTCGAGCAGCGCGTCGATGGCCTCGGGGCTCGGGTCGATGGCGTTGCCGTCGGCGTTGCCGATGCCGTCCCAGGCGAGCACGGCCCGTCGCGCCAGCGATTTCGCGAAGGCAACGGCACGCTCTTCGTCGGAGGCCTCATCGGGCACGGCCTCGACGGCGGGATCGCTACGGGTCGCCACCATCAGTGCGGTGGTCAGAGGGCGCAGCTGCACCCGGACGCCAGAGGCGAGGTCATGCCAGCGGGGCGCGTTCGTCAGGTCGAGCGTCAGCATCAATACGTCTCCACATCGTTCACGAGGGTTGCGGTGCACATCCGGCCGACGATGCTGTCGCGCGCGGCCTGCCAGTCGAAGGTGGCCTGCACGCCCTGCGGGCCCGCAATCTCGATCCGCGGGCGTGGCAGGTAGACGGCGTGCACGGTGAAGGTGAAGCTCTCGCCGGACGGCAGGACGTAGGCGAACTCCATCTCGCAGGCCTCGGCGTTGATGGCCTGCGTCACCAGCGTCTGGTCGGCGAAGCGCACCTCGATCCGGCCCGTCAGAGCGGCGATGGACGGATCCGCCCCGTCGATGCGCCCGTCCGAGCGAATTGTCTCGATCCGGTCGAGATTGTTGGCATAGGTGATCTCGGCCGAAACCACGTTGCCGAGGGCGGTGCCATTGCGGGTGATCGCCCCGTTGAAATGGCCGAAGCGCTTCAGCTCCAGCGCAGCGGGCGTTCCAGCGCTGGTGGTCGTGCCGACCGTCTCGCCCTGCGCCACCAGCCGTGCGGTGGCGGTCAGCAGACCCGAGCGCTGCATCTGCCAGGTGATCTGGTCGAGCACGCAGCCGGAATACATCGCGTAGCGCGGGATCTCCGGCATGCCGGTCTCGATCGACATGCTGGGCAGTGTCCAGGACCCCGACTGGAACTCGTGGGTGTACGGGGCTTCCACACCCGTTGTCGTGGGCGCGCCGAACGCCGCCTTCAGCCAGAAGCCGAAGGCCTCTGCGTCGAGCGGCACCACGACATCGCCGTCAGCCGTCACCGCGTCCTTGATCGGCGCCAGCGGATCGCGGCCATAGCCCAGCAACTCCGAGTTCAGCAGCGGCTGCTCGGCGCCGAGCGACGTGCTGGCGAAGGGCATGCGGGTGAAGCCGCTGGCGGGCGGCGTTCCATAGGTCGTCTCGAACGCAAGCGCCATCAGCGCCCGCGCCCCCTGGGCTCGTGCCATTGTGTTCTCCTCGGGTTGTCGGGGTCAGGCCAGCGGATCGGCCGTGGAATAGTGCAGCACCACCGGAATCACGGCGGCCTTCAGGCTCGCCGCACCCTCGACCGGCAGATCGACCGGGCGCGGGGCTTCGGCCTCAACCCAGTCGCAGAGCCCGCCCAGCGTGCGGTCGGCGGCGAGCGCCGTGCCGATGCTGGCGATCAGCGTGTCAAAGGCGGCGTCACGATCGGCGCCCTGAACGACAGCCTCGATCTCGGCCCGGTGCTGGTAGTGGTAAGCCAGCGGCGACAGCGTGACCTCGGGTTCCCCCGGCTCACCATCACGGAGGATCAGGAGCCCCTCGGCCGGAATGCGCTCGGGCAGCACCTCCCCGCGCAGGGCGGTGGCAGACAGCGCCGAGAGCCGCGCGTGCAGCGCGGTGAGGATGGTTTCACGAGGGCTGGGCATGGAGATGGACCACGATTGGCGACTGCGGAAAGAATACGCCTCAAGCCCAGTCGGACCAATGCAGCAGCATTCACGGACGGCGCCAATGTGCTAAGGTCGTGACGCGGGTCAGCGGTGGAACTCATCCTCGTCAGGCTCATAATTGCGACAAGCTTCGACGCCTGTAGCCACCGCGTCGAGCAGAGCCTCCACATCGTGCAGAAGATCCGCAATCCGGGGGCTGCTAATCCGATAGCGCACGAAACGACCATCGCGCATGCTGGTTACGAGGCCACACTCCGACAGACATCGAAGGTGGTTCGAGACGTTGGGTTGTGTCAGGGCCGTGCGCCCGACGATCTCGTGAACGACCAGCGGCCCGGCGCACAGAGCATCCAGGATCGCCAACCGGCTCTGGTCCGCGAGGCCGCGAAAGAACTTCGCCCGCCGCTCGGTGGCCGTCGCGACGGCATTGCGGTCCGCGGCGATTTGTTCCATATCATTCTCCGCTGATGTGTTTCGCACATCAAGATAGCAGGACCAATGCAAGCATGGCCAATGCCCAAGGCGCCGAACCGACCGCAGATGTCGCATCTTTCCGCTACCGCGTCTCCGGAATGGATTGCGCCAAGGATGCCGCCCAGATCGAGCGGGCCGCGCAGTCGGCGGGCGTGGCGCCGGAGGCAGTAAAGGTCTCCTCCGCCACCCACATCTTGACGTTGAACGTCCCCGAAGCGCGGCTGTCCGAGATCGAACGGGCCGTGGCCGCGACCGGCTACGGGTTCGATCGCATCGAAGCGGGCGACGACGAAGCGCAGGAGGGCGCAGCTTACCAAGACCCGGCCTATCGGCGCGCGCTCTGGATCGTGGTAATTCTCAACGTCGGGTATGGCATTGCGGAGATGATCGGCGGCTTCATTTCCGGATCGCAGGCCGTGAAGGCCGACGCGCTCGATTTCATTGGCGACGGCCTCATCACCTTTCTGGGCCTTCTGGCAATCGGTTGGAGCATTGTCTGGCGGGCGCGATCCGCCCTGATCCAAGGCATCTTCCTTGGCGTTCTGGGCCTTGGGGTTCTTGGGACGACGATCTGGCGCGCCTTTACCCAGACGACGCCGGACGCCGGTCTCATGGGGCTATTCGGTCTCATCGCTCTCGTGGTCAACGTCCTCGCGGTCCTGCCGCTGCTGCGGTTTCGCAAGGGTGACGCGAACATGCGGGCCGTCTGGCTCTTTTCGCGCAACGACGCGATCGGCAATGCGGCCGTGGTTGTGGCCGCGGCCCTCGTCGCGTGGCTGGGCAGCGCATGGCCCGACCTGATCGTCGCGTTCGGGATTGCGGGACTATTCCTGCATTCGTCCTGGTCGATTATCCGCGACGCGCGGGCTGATCTGAAGACAACTTGATGCTATCAGTTCGAAGCGGCCATCGCGGACATCGTCGAATAAGCGCAAGGCCCGCCACAGCAGTCATCTTCAGAACCTCTGCTCCACCCAGCTCGCCACGATCAGCCCCGGCACACCGTCCACTGCGCGCTCCGCATCCCGCGCCAGGTCCAGCCGCTTCGGCAGCTTCACCTGCGGCACCAGCAGGAAGATCGGCGCGGTGACCTTGCCGCGGCCGGTCTTCGACCGCGACACGACCGCTTGACCCTTCGTATTCAACCGTCCTTCCGCCACCAGCAAGCTCGGGCCCGTGCGGCGATAGACGAAGCGCAGGCGCAGCCCGCGCCGTCGTTCCCATTCGCCGGGCGTGATGCGGCCGCCGCGCAGGGATTTGCCAGCAGCTGGCAGCGGGATCGCCAGCCAGAACCCGTCTTTCGAGCGGATCAGCGGGCCGGTGTCATGCGCGCCGACGATGACCGGCGCTTTCGACCAGACCAGCGCCGCGGCGTCGAGGCTCTCGCCCGACCTCGGGAAGTTCTGGCTGCGGATCGAGTTGGCGAGCCGGGGGCCGAGCCCCGCGCCGGTGATCTGCAACCGCCAGGCCGACTTCAGCCCTGTCCCGGCCTCGCGCATCGCGGCGGTCACGGCGCTTTCGCCCGCTGTCACCTCGGCTTGCATCATCGCGACGATGTCGGGATCGATGTCGAGCTTCAGTTTCATAGCGGTCAAGCGGGCCTCAGATCGACGGTCCACACGAGTCGCTCGCGGTCGCGGACGGGCTCGCCTTGGAAAAGGAAGGCCTCTCCTTCGATCTCGATCCGGTCGCCGGGGCGCGGTTCCGGTACCTCGGCCACCTGCAGATCAACGCGCGTGGTCTCGGACCAGATCCTTGTATCGCCGAAATCCGTGACCGCGTCCGCACGGCGGGCGACGACGCGCACCAGAAGAGGCGCGCCGCCCTCAGGCGTGTAGACCGCATCCCGGCCAATGTTCAGATCGGCGAAGAGCGCGCTGACGGCGGCGGCGAAGGCGCTCATCAGAACGCGCCGTTCAACCGCACTCGGCCGGTGGTGTCACCGGCCCCGCCCGCGACTGCCTCGGTGGCGACGCCGATAAGCGTGTTCGAGGTGGCCACGTTGGTGGTGCGCTTGTTGGTGTCGTCCCAGTAGATCCTGGCACCCGCGGTCCAGGCCTGCGAGCCGATCTTGGTGATGTCGAAGACGCCGGTGAGAGCGGTCTCGACGGGTTCGCCGAGGGCGGCGGTGCCCGAGGCAAGGCCGAAGATGGAACCTACGAGCAGGCCATCGCCGGAAGTGACTGCATAGGGTGCGGTCAGGGTGATGGTGTTGCCGGGCTGGACGAAGTTTTTCATGGGGAGGATCCTCTGGGAAAGACGAAGGGCGGCCCGTCAGGACCACCCGTGTGTCAGGGTTCAGCATAGGGTGCGGCTTATGCGCCCGGATTTTTGTAGAGGCCGCGCCAGTCGATGGCCTTGGCGCCGAAGTCGAGGCGGCACTTGATCTCGACCCCGTCGACGTCGAAGCCGTTGCGGGTCTCGATGTAGGCGCCCTGCTGACCCTCGAGATAGGCGTACTCGATGGTGTCGATCTGGTTCGGGCTGGCCGCCAGATACCAGGCGGTCTCGCTGGCGGCGTCGAGCCGGGGCTCGCTGATCGGCGCGAGCGTGCGGATCGACTGCGGCACGACGCTGGACGTCGCGGCGGGCACGAGGTTCTGCGCGACCAGCTGCTCGGCCTTCAGTTCCAGCGAGGCGGGCACGATCAGAAAGGCGGGGCGGACGTTCAGCACCGTTTTCTTGTCGAGACCCGTCTGCTTGGCCATTGCCGCCCGGGCCGCGCCAACCGCCTCCACCGCCAGCGCCGCGCCGGTCCCTGCGAGGTTCTTGTGGCTGGTGTGGAACAGCGCACTGCCATCGGCCATGGCTGGGTTGGCGGTGATGATGCCCCAGACCACGTCCGACTCCAGCTGCGCGATGGAGTTGCCGTACATCGCCGGGATCCGGGTGAAGGCGTCGAGATCGTCGTTGATCAGCGTCTGGCGGGTGATCGCGACCACCCGGCCATAGGTTTTGACCTTGTAGCTCTCCTTGCTCTCGCCGAGCGTCCCGCGCTTGAACTCGCCGCTCTCACCGACCTCCAGCAGCTGTGGGGCTTCACCGAGCTGCACCCGGTGCATCGCCTTGAAGTCCGTGGCGAGCACCTGGCGGCAGAACAGCATGAACGTCCGGGGATAGGCGTCATAGGCCTGCCGAAGGGTCTTGTTGGTGACCGCCGACAGGATCTCCGGGAAGTCGGACGTCGAATGCAACGCCCGCGTCGCCACCTCATCGCGAGACAGGCCGCGCGTATTCACCCCGGCATTGCCGAGGCTTTCACGGGCCAGTTCCATGAGCGTCATGCCGCGATACTGGCGCGCGGCGTCCTCGAGTTGGAAGAGCGTCGGGCTGTATCGGTGCAGCAGCGCATTGGCCACGGCATCGCGGCGGGTGATCTGCTCGTCGCGGCCGCCGAGCGGAATCGACACCTGGCTGAAGGTGCGGGTTTCCTCAGATTTCGCGGCCACCTGATCGAGGATCAGACGGCGGGCCTCGCCGATATCCGTGCCGCGTTTCACCAGATCCTCGGCAAAGCTGCGTTCGAGGTTCAGGCGGCCCGCCAGGTCATAGATCGTGGAGACTCGGTCGCGTTCGGTTTCGCGGGCGCGGGTCGCGACAGCTTCGGTATCGGGTGCTGCGGCGGCTTCGGGTTTATGCGGTTTCGATTGCGCGCGGGTCTGGGCGGCAGCGACCTTCGGCTCAGCTACAGGCGTCTTGGGTTCAGTCATAGTGGTGTCCTCGGTCGCGACTGTGTCGCTGGGCTGGTCTTTGGCCTCTGCGGCAGGGGCGTTGGGTTTGTCCTTCATCGGGATGGCTCCTGTTTGGGTGGGTGAGACGTCCCGGCGATGGAGGACGCAGTCGTGAAGTGGGGATTGGGCGCGGAACCCCGCGGCAGGGTCCGCGCCAACGGGCACGGCGGACACCTCGAATGGTGTCCAGTCCACCGCGCGCCAAAGCTCGCGGGCCGCTTCGGGTTTGGACACTTCGAACCGATGGACCTGGTAGCCGATGGAGACCGCGCGGATGTGGCCGGCCTGGATGTCGCGCCAGATTGGTTCGACATCAGCGCGCTCGCTGATCCTGACCTGAGCAATGCCGCGACCGTTTTCGATCCGCGCCGAACCCGGCACGACCGAGCCGATCACCGCATCCAGCGTGTCGATCTCGTGCACCTTCAGAAACGGTGCGCCCGCGTTCAGCCGATCCAGCCGCACATGGGTCGGGTCAAGGCTGAGCTCTTCGTCATAGGGCTCGCCAAACAGTGTCGAACGGCGGACCCGAGCCCCCGCTGACCAAATCACCTCGACGGTGCGGGAGTCGGAATCAGCTGAGTTTGGCGCAAGCTCCGCCGACCGGCGCAGGGCCGGTAGTTCGATCATTGTGTCCATAAGGGGTTCCTGAGTTGCCGGTCCTAATGCCCTTGGGTCTGAGTAAACCGCTGGCTAGTCACTAAATCTGATCTAGACGATCTAGATTGACATTCCATCCTACTTCATCTAGATCGGATTTAAATGATTAAGAATGGAGAAACAAAATGCCGAACCTCGTCACAAATCCAGGCAGCGCGCTCGAAGCAATCAAGACATTAAATGACAGCCTGCCGGAGTATCCGGGACTGGCGGACCGATTGGGCCAAGCCCACGCATTCTATGTCTTGGAAGAAGCAGGCGGACCACTTTTCGGCTTCTCCAAGTTTGTCGGCTATGATGGGTTGTCCCCAGACGACTACCTTCGTGACTACAAGTCACTCGATGGCCGCAACACCGAGCACGCTCTTTCCAAATGGTTTGATGAGCTCCGTTTTGGCTCACCAGCCTATGAGGATCTCTTCGAGAAACTCACGATTTGGCTTGCCGAATTTGGCAAGCGCCCCCGCGGCGGAGATGCGCAAAAGGTTCGGCTTATGGTATTGCGGCCGGAGTTTCGTGAACCGACATCCTCCGCAGATGAAGACAGGAGGCTCCTCGAACTAATGCTCGCTGTTGCCGACATACTTCCAGCCAATCAACGGCACGAACTAAGAGCAGCGCTGTAAGGGCAAGTGACCGAAGGCTTAGTTTATTTTTGCTCGCGCGTTGCAGCCTCGAACGTGTCTCCGGACTGCGCGCTGCCGGTTTTGGTGACGCGGCGCGGGTCACTGTCGAGCACCAGCCCAAGCGCATCGAGTTTGGCATTTGTGGCTGCGATTTCCGCCAGCACCGCGTCGGGGTTGCGGCCCTGCCGGGCGATCACCTCGGCCAGCGTCATGGTGCCCGAGCGGATCGACAGCAGGTTTGCCATCGCGTCCTTCTGCGGATCGACTGCTTCGAACTTCGGCGGCGACCATTCGACCGGCACATCCGGCGTCGGGATCTGTCCCGCCGCCCAAGCGGCTTCCGTGAACCAGCGCCATACGGGTGCGCAGAACATCGGGATGAAGAGCTGCCACTGCACCGCGTCGATCTGGCGGCGGAACTCCACCAGCCCCGCCCGGATCGAGGAATAGTTGACCTGGCTGAGATCGCCGGTCAGCAGCTCGTAGGGCACCCGGAACCCGGCCGAGATGGTATGGAGGCTGGCCCGCTTGTATTCGCCATAGCCGCCTGTGGCCGAAGGCTGGTTGAACCGGATGTCCTTGCCGCCGCGGGCATAGGCAATGAGCCCCGGCTCGAACTGCTCCACCCGATTGCCGTCGGCGTCGACCACGGAGGGCGCAATGCCCTGCTGGGCCTCGTCGTCGCCGAAGACGATGGCCGTGACGCAGGCCTCGGTCTTCTTGCGGACCAGTTCGGCGACTTCGTAGTCGTCGAGGTCGCGCAAGCTGCGGATCACCGGCGCGCCCCAGGGAACGCCGCGCGCCTGCGTCCGCTGCTTTTCATAGACGTGGGCGATCTCGGTCGCTGGGACCGGACGGCTCTGCAGGCCGTTCTGCAGCGCGCCATAGGCATCACCTGGATGCTCGGCGTGGAGCCAATAGGCCCGGCGCTTTCCGACCGGGTCGAACTCGATCCCTTGCACAAGGCGTCCAGCACCGAGCGCGCCGGATTTCGTGGCGTCGAGGAAATCGGCCTCCAGCACCTGCATTTGCAGCGGGACCGGCAAGCCGTCGCTCGCGCGCCGCAGCCTGCGGCGCACCAGCACCTCGCCCGCCTCGATCATCTCGCGGCAGATCAGCGTCTGCAGACCGTAGAAGTCGAGCTGGCCATCGGCATCGGCCGTGTCCGACCACCGCGCGAAAAGCGCATCGACCTTACGGTCCAGCGTATCATTGCCACTGGCGGCGCGCGGCATGATGCCCGCACCGACGATGTTGTTCACCAGAACCGCCACGGCCTTTGCCGCATGCGGATTGTTACGCACCAGATCGCGCATCCGGTCCCTTAAGAGCGCTCCGGCAACGCCAACCTCGGTGTCGGCCGAGGTGCCCGGCGCGCGCCAGCCTTCGGTGCGCCGCCCTTTGGCCGCGCCATCATAGCCCCGCGTCAGCGACTCGAACGCTTGCCTGGCGAGAACACGGCGGGCCGCAGTACGCGGGGCCACCGCGGCAATCGCTTGGTCAAACCAGTTCGCGGACATCAGCGATCTCCCCGCGAGAAGCCCGCGAGACCGGCGATCGGCAATGGCCGAGTCGTCCCCGCGAAAGCCCGCTCAATCGTGCGGATGCGCGACAGCAAATCCTCGGATGAGCCGTAGTCGACGGACTTGCCGTCATAGCTGACCCGGGTCGTCCCACTGGCATAGGCCCTGCGCAGCGCCGACAGTTCGGTTTCCGTCCAATCGGTCATGTTCAGAACCATCCTCCGCGCCGTCCGAGCCAGTCGGACTGGCGTTTGCCCTGTGATTTCTGCGCTTGCCTGTTGATCTGCCCTGCGGGATCTGCAGAGGCGTCGACGACGCCGAGTTGATCCTCGAGGTCGCGCCATTTCTCGTCGGGCCAGCGGTCTGCCCCCGCGATCCAGGCGGCGGCGCGGGCATAGACCCGGCAATCCAGCGCCTCGTTGCGTTCGCGCAGCTTTTGCCATTCCAGCCGCGCGAAGCCGCGCTTGGTGCGCACGGTGACCAACTGCTCGGCGACGAACTGCTTCAGCCATTCATTCTCGACCCAATTCGGCAGGTGAACCGTGCCGGGTGAGAATACCGCGCCGTCGGCGCGTTCCTCGTCGGTTGGTCGTTCCAGCCGCAGGAAGCGATAGGTCTCGGCCTTGAAGGTCGACACCGCCACGGTCCAGAGGCGCGCACCACGCCGCAAACGTTTGCCGCCCTCCGTCGCGTCCACATAAGTCGGCCCAGAAACCGGGCTCGCGCGGTTGAAGCCTTCGACGCCTTTTACGGGGGCCACCTGTGCAAACCCTTGCGCCCGTGACCAGCCATAGACCGCCGGGGCCTCGTAGCCGGTATCGATGGCAAGCCGCGCAATCTTCAGATGCGCGCCATGTTCATGCGGCCAGGTCCGGTCCAGCAGCGCCGTCAGGTCGCCCCAAGCCTCATGCCGGTCGGGACCGCCTTCGATCACGATATGATCGACGAGCCAGCTTTCCAACCCACGGCCCCAGCCCCAGACATCGACCTCGATCCGGTCCTTCTGAACGTCGGCTCCAGCGGTCAGGAACAGCCCACCCGCAGGCACCATGCCCGGTTTCCAGCGCTCGCGCCGGTCATAAAGCCTTTGCCAGTCCGGCGCTTCACCGGTTTCGACCCATGTCTCGCCAAGGATCGTGTTGCGGAAGGCCTTGATCGCCTCGTCCGACCCTTGGGCCGCGTCCCATGCGCGCACGATCCGCTCCCAACTCAGCCAGCCGATCGGCGAATAGAGCGCCGAGAGGTGATACCCGACCGTGGTCGGATCGGCGGCCTTGGCGGTCGCCCGCCATTCGCCCCCCTCCAGCATCGCCGTCTTGTGATGTTCCGCGATGGGCGTCTCGCAGCCCTCGCAGTGATACTCCGCCGTCTCCGGGCGACCTTTCTGCCAGCGAAGCCGCTCGAACTTCAGCCACTGCATTTGCTGACAATGCGGGCATGGCACGAAGAACCGGCGCTGATCGCTTGCCTCGAACTCCCGCTCAATCCGGCTCAGCCCCCGGATGGTCGGAGTTGAGACCAGGAACACCTTGCGCCGATGGGCAAAAGTCAGCGACCGGGCCTCGGCCAGCGTGACCGGATCGCCTTCCTCGTCGGCCGAGGCTGGATAGGCATCGACCTCGTCGAGGAAGATGTAGCGCGCCGGGGTCGAGCGCAGCCCGACCGCCGAGTTCGCGCCCGTCATGATCAGGATGCCGCCCGCGAATTCCTTCGACAGCATGGTGTTGCCTGCGTCGCGCGAGCGCGCGGGCTTCACCCGCTCCCGCAGTTCCGGGCTCTCATCAATCAGCGGATCGATCCGCTGGCGCGAGTTGCGTTTCGCAAGCTCCACCGTTGGCTGGACCGCGAGCATCGGGCCCGGCGCCTGGTGGATCGCGAACCCGATCCAGTTGTTTCCGGCCTCGGTCGCGCCAACCTGCGCGGCCTTCATGAAGACGATCCGCTGTGTCGGGTCGCCGGGCGAAAGCCGGTCCATGATTTCGCCCATGTAGGGCGTGCGGGCGGTGCGATACCGACCCGGTTCTGCCGAAGCGCGCCCCGACAACATGCGGTGCCGATCTGCCCATTCCGACACGGTCAGATCCGGATCCGGCGTAAGGCCCGCGCCCCAGGCGCGCAGGATCTCTACCGCACCGTCGAACTCAAAGGCATCGTCACCGGAGATCAGGTTTGACCTCGGCAAGATCGTCGAGTTGGGCACGGACATGTTTCTCCAGAACCTTCTGCATCGCGGCGGGCTCCACACCCAGATCAGCCGCCATCAACGCCGCCGCCCGCGCGGGCCAGTTGACCCAGACGTCGCGCTCCTGCCGCGCAATGCGGAAGACCAGTGAAAGCGCACGCGCCCGGTCGATCAACTCGCCCTTCAGCTTTTGCAGCCGGAGGCGGCGTTCTTGCGCCTTCAGCACTTCATTTGCCGTCTTGGCCTGCAGGAAGGTGGTTCCGCTGCCAACGGGCGGTGCCGCTAGACCCTGTTCACGCAGGGTTTCGCCAACGGCTGATACGGCCGCCTCGGGGACGGGTTTGAGTTTCGGCTGCGGCGCTTTCCGGGTCTTCGACGGATCGGTCGCTTCAGCGCGCAGAGCATCGCTGGCCACCGCGTCGATGCTGCCATCGGCATGCAGCACCAGCCGCCCAGTCGCCTTGGCCTTCTGGATTGCACCGCGTGAAAGGCCGACGCGGGCGGCGTATTGGCGCTCGCTCAGACCCTCCATTGCGCGCTCCGATTATCATTCAAAATCATGTGCTTATGTAGTTGATAAGCCTCCGCACCAGAGCGAACGTGATCCTACGAAAACGATGCAAATCACAACGGAGCCGCCACGATGACCCACCTGAATCCCCAGACAACGCCCCGCCACCAACTGCGCGCCGAGAAGGTTGCGCGGAACAAGGAAGCAGCGCTCAACGCCTTCATGGGCAAGAAAGCCGAGATCGACGAGATGCTCGCCCGCTTGGCAAGCCTCAGCGACGAGCATTTCAACGCCCACCCCGACGAGATCAACTGGGGCCATGTGGGCACCCTTGAACATTACGCGAGCCTCCTAAAGCGCATCACCGACAGCGCCTTCAGCGAAGGCGAGCACACCGAATGACAGGAGCCAACGCCATGGAAACCAGCACCATCCGCATCGCCATTCGCGGCCTCAACGAGCCTTGGGATACCAGCCGCATCCCGGCGGTTCTGGACGAGATCGAAGCATCGCTCCGCGAGGAAGCCGACATTCCCGCACGCATCACCGCCGACAGCATGACCATCGCCATCGACGTAGCCACCGACCGGCTGCCAGCTGCCACTGCGCTCCTGCGGGATCTCGGGCTGATCTGACCTCGGGCAGACGCCCAAACTCCGGCCGCGCACCCTGCGCGGCTTGGGGTCGTAGAAGACCGCGACGGTCGCGGTCCGAACACGGAGACGACCCCATGACCAAGCTTTCCGACACGCAGACAATCATCCTGTCCCGCGCGGCCCAGAACGAGGACCGCATGGCCCTGCCGCTGCCTAACAGCCTGCGCGGCGGGGCCGCTGCCAAGGTGGCCAGCGCGATGCTCGCGAAGGGCTTCATCGAAGAGGTCGACGCCGACATGCGCAAGGGCGAGCTCGTCTGGCGCGAGACCGGCGACGGCCATGGCGTCACGCTGATCGCCACCGACGCAGGCCTCGCCGCCATCGGCGTCGAGCCCGACGACGCGAACACCGCGCCTGCGGACGCGCCGACCGAGGAGGCCGCGCCGGACGCTCCCACCGGACCCGAAGCCGCGCCCAAGACGCGCACGCCGCGCGAGGGCACCAAGCAGGCCACCCTGATCGCGATGCTGCGGGCACCGGACGGCGCGACCATCGAGGAGATCATGGCCGCCACGAACTGGCAGTCGCACACGGTGCGCGGCGCGATGGCCGGGGCGCTGAAGAAGAAACTCGGGCTCGAGGTGACCTCGGAGAAGGTCGAGGATCGAGGGCGCGTGTACAAACTGCCTGCAGCCTGACGCAAGCGACCCCGAGAAGTTCATGACCGCCGTCCCGCCGGGGCGGCGGTCGATCATTTGGCGCTCCGCATCCGGATCGACTCGAAAACCCGCCGCAAGGCGAAGGACCGGGCGATGCTCACCACCGTGAACACCGCGCCCATCTTCAAGTTCTGCGCCAGCGTCGTGTGCAGCCCGAAGACCGGGAAGATCATGATCTGCGTCACGACCGCGACGCCGTACCCGACGATCACGTTGGCGACGGACTCGATCAGCGACATGGCCCGTGATTGCTTCATGCGGCCGCTTCCTCTTCGTTCGCTGACTGGCCCAGCCGCTCGGCTTTGGACTCGTCGAAGGTCCGACCGTCCCCATCAAGGATCACCTCGCGACCGGTTTCGGCCTGCCAGCGCTCCACGGCGACATCGACATAGGCTGGGCTGATCTCCATCGCGAAGACACGACGACCGTTGGCCTCGCCAGCCATGATCTGCGACCCGGAGCCACAGAACGGCTCGTAACAAAGGCCGCCGCGCGCCACATGCTGGCGCATCGGAATCCCGAAGGCGTCGAGTGGTTTCGGCGTTGGGTGGTCGGGCCGGTCGTCCTTGGCGAAGCTGGGCAGCGCCCAAGTCGACGGTAGGGTTTCCTCGGCCACTTTCGGCGGCCGATTGGGACGGCGCCAGCCCATGAAGCAAGGCTCGTGCTTCCAGAGGTAGTGGGACCGGGTCAGCACGCCGCGGTCTTTCACCCAGATGATCTGCTGGTGAACGAATGCCCCAGCCTTCTCCCAGCAGGCTTCCAGCATCGCCTGACGACGCGAGGCGTGCCAGCAATACCAGGCAGCGTTCTCGGCGATTGCCTCAGCCACTGCGGCGGCGATGAAGCCATCGTACAGTTCCGCACCTTGGCTGCTGTCGTCCCAGGTGGTGCCATAAGACGCCGACCAATCCTTGTTCCGTGTCGGATGGTTCGAGCCGTCGTAGTCGACGAGGTACGGCGGATCGGTCGCGAACAGGATCGCCCGCTCGCCATTCATCAGGCGGCGTACATCGGCAACGCTGGTGCTGTCGCCGCAGAGCAACCGGTGATCGCCGAGGATCCACAGGTCGCCGGTTTGCGATGTCGGATTGCGCGGCGGCTCGGGAATGGTCACCGGCGGCACAGAGCCCCCGGCACCAACTTCGTCGCCATCCTCCTCCGGCACATAGGCCAGCAGCTTGTCCAACTCACCATCGGAAAAACCGACCAGAGATAGATCGTAGTCCTCCGCCAGCAGGTCGTTCAGTTCCGCAGACAGCAGCGCCTCGTCCCAGGTGCCTAGTTCGGTCAGCTTGTTGTCCGCGATCCGGTAAGCCCGCCGCTGCGCCTCGGTCAGATGCCCGAGCACGATCACTGGCGCTTCGGTCAGCCCGAGCTGCGTAGCGGCAAGCACCCGCCCGTGGCCCGCGATCAGCTCGCCATCGTCGGCGACCAAGCACGGCACGGTCCAGCCGAACTCCGCCATGCTCGCGGCGATCTTCGCGACCTGATCCGCGCCATGCGCCTTCGCGTTTTTCGCATAGGGCTGGAGCTTGGCCAGCGGCCAGGTCTCAATCGCGTCCGGGGCAAAGCTCAGCGTCATGATGTCGGTTCGCCTCAATGGGGTGGACTCCGGACACCGGCAGCCAGCCTGGACTCCGCAAAGGGTCCAGCGGCCACCGGGCGTGTCCGGTTTGAAGAGTTTGTTTTGTTGTAGTTTTGAGCAGATCGCGGGTGGATACCCGCTGGGGTGGCTTCCCAAAAAACCGGCCCTGTCGCTGGCGATATTGCGCGCTTCGCCCGCCAGCATACGAATATCGCCAGGAAGGAACCGCGAACTCAATGGGTTAGCCCATCGGACCCCGGCTGGACCCCTCGCTGGATCCCGGAAGCCGCGGCGCGGCTTGTGCCTGCGCGATCCTCTCCCGAGTATATTGCTACAGATAGCGGCTTTGGGGCGATCCGTCTCGCGGTCCGATGTCTCGCAAGAAATTGTCTCACAGGAGAAGCAAGACTTGACAGAACGCGTTGACGATTTGCACCGAGGCTTCTCGTTCCGTGCTGCTTTCTTGCGGTGCGCCAACACCAGCACTAGACACTTAGCCGATGAGGACGCTCGCCCGAGCCTGGTGAAGGCCTATCAGCCTGACGATGAAGCGGAGCCGAGCACCGCCACAAAGAAGAATGTAGGCCAAACATGATCGTCCGGACATCATTTCGTTGCACCACGTGCGGCCAGAACCACACTGTTCGGATCGGCCTCGGTCACGAGCCATATCAAACCCACACTTTTCAATGCACCGGCTGTGGAGAAGAACTGACCGTGGGTCTGCGCGTGATTAAGCCTGAAGGCAGTCCAATCCCGCAATTCCTTGGCGAGCCCGTAGAAAACGTAGAGCAGTCAGACGAGGAAACTGATGCGCCAATTGTAAACGTCGATGCCAACTTCCTTATCCCCTTGGAAGAAAAGCATAAGGATGTAGTCTTTCCGCGGATCACTCAAATGCAGGAAATGATGGAGGTGGCGGAGGGGCATGGGTCGCTCGTTTCCTTCAAGGATTTCCCTGAAAAGTGGCAGAACACTCGACCCTACCGTCCGGCTGACTTTGGCGAGGAGTGGAAGGTCCTGAAGAAATCCTGGAACCTACATCGCAATGGGCACACGAAACTAAGCAAGAGAAAGATCGAAGAAGGATCTGCAGAATTTTACGTCGACGAGCCGCTGAAAAACATTCAAGACTGGTTATGGAGATTTTGCCTGCTGTTCAGCCAGCCAGCATTTGAGAAGCCGTTTCGCGATGCGTTCAAGATCGTACAGGATAACCGTGAGAAACCTGAGTTTAAGGCGTTCTTCAAGGAGTACGAGAACAACCTGGCTCCAAATCGAGCAGATTCATACCTTGCCATAATACGCGAATTTTTTCTAGCTTATAACGACTTCTCCCAAGTCATTTTCCGCGTCAAGCAAGGGCTTGAAATCGATGACAACGCTGGCGTCAACTCTGTACAGTTCGATAAGACGAAGATGTTTTATGGCAACGCATTTGAGACGTTCTCTTCTCTCGTAGATATTCTAGCCTACATCAACAACGTCGCCTCAGGGCGTTCTTTCGACCAGTTTCAAACCTTGACCAGAAAGAAGTATCTCGAGCTAGACAAGTCAGGTCGGTTTGGCCCATTTGATGGAACCCCTGCGCTCGCGAACCTCTGCTTTGAACGAGATAATCAGCTTCGAAACGCGTCTCATCATGCGTCTATCAAGCTGGTCACCCCGGACAACAGGATAGTTTATAGGTCAGGGAAGGGTGGCACCGGACCGGAACAGGAGTTAGGCTATGCTGCATATCTTGCGAAATGCTCAACCCTTTTTCTGCAGATAATCAATCTCTTCCGCTTCGAGATCATGCTCTTTGAGGTGCACGGAAAGAGCTATCCAGCATAATAAACTGCCAATAATCATTCCTGCTGCAGACACCACGTGACAAGAGCTCGGTACTGTCGCCGTTGTCACGTTGCGCCGCGCACAACGAACTGCATCGACCTGTTCCGCGGTGCCGACCGGCCGTTAAGCCGCCATACGATCACGGCGATCCCATATTGCCAGCGTCGGTTCGCCGTTGCCCGACTGATCCCGAGCTCCCAGCAGATCGGCTTCCAAGGCGTACCATTCGCTCGAAGCCAGACGAGCCTTGCGTCGTCCTTCTCGAGCCAGCGCAGCCACAGCATCGCCTCTTCGGCCTGCGTGATCTGGCGCGGGCTCGGCCTTGGCCGCCGCATCTGCGGTTCCTGACCGACCTTGTCGGCGAAGCTGTGGAAGTACTCGGGCCAGGCGTTGAAGAAGCCCTGCGGCATCACGCCCGGCATCTGCCGCATCACGCCCGCCGCAAGTTCAAGCCGATCCTGTACTTGTGCAGTGGTCCACTCACCCATGGCGCGCCTCCCGTTCCCGCTTGCCGTAGAGCCGCTCGCCGAGCTGACGAACCAGTTCACGCTCGGGCCAGGTCAGGCGGTCGTCATCGATGGCGACGGCCAGCAGGCCCTGTTCCTTCCAGCCGTCGCGCTTGACCTCGTCAGGGTTGCGGCGGTGACCGCCATAACCCTTGGGCGTGAACCACATGCCGCTCATTGCACACCTCCCCGGGTCTCCAGCGCCCAGAGCAGGATCGCGATGGCGTCGGCCTCGTTGTCGTCGGCGGGCGAGAAGCCGCGCGCCCGGGCGGCCGCCATCATGGCGTCCTTGTTCGCGTTGCCCTTGCCGGTAGCGTGGCGCTTGATGGTGCCGACCGGTACGCCCTGATAGGCGACGCCCGCGGTCTCAGCCCATGACGTCAGCGTGGCGAGCAGCCCGCCATAGACATGCGCCGCGTCGGTGCCGACGTGCCTGCGAACCTCCTCGAAGTGGATGGCGGTGATGGCTCCAGCATCGTGGGCCAGCTGATCGAGCCAACCCCGGAACCGCAGGTAGCGCATCCCGCCGCCGTCGTAGCGGCTGGGCCGGAAGGACACGGTGCCGCTGGTGATCAGACCGTCCGCCGCCTGCAGGGCCCAGCCGGTCGTGGTGCCGAGATCGAGGGCGAGGACGACAGGCGCGCCGGGGCACGGGGCGCTCATGGGTGTCGGGGTCAGAGATACGTGGGCCATGATCGGCTCCTTTCCGGATTGGTGCTCGATGGGGTGATGGGCGGGACATCCAGCCCTTGAGATTGCCCAGGGGTAGGTGGTGACCCTCCCGCGCTTGGCGGGGAGGTCACCTACCCCTTTAGGGGGGCGTTTTCCGGATTCTGAAATCTGCTCCAAGGCATTGATCCGAAACAGAACTTCCAGAATCTGGAGCAGAATTCGGAAAGAACCTTCCGGATTCTGGAAAGCACCTTCCAAGCCACTGAAATGAAATCGGAAAAGCCAGAATCCAGAATTCGCGCGGGAAGCAGAATCTGCGGATTCTGGCCAGAATCCGAGGCTGCGGAGCCAGAATTCGCGGCGCGGAACGGCGTGAGTTTTCATGCCTCGTCCTCCTCCTGATAGACCCAGACGGAGGGGTTCTCGACGGGCAGGACGGCCCCGGTCTGCGGGCATTTGTAGTGGCTGGGCAGCGCCGGGATCAGCTCCGGCTTGACCTCGCCCGTGTCGGGATCGACGGTCTCGCCGCCCGTGCCGAGCAGCATTCCCTCGACGCAGAGATAGCCATATTTGCTCCGCTCCGCGGCCAGGCCGATGCGCGTGGCGGCGGGGCCGCGGATGAACTTGACCTTGCCCTTGGTGGCGAGAACGCTGAGCCGGTCGTGGACGATGGTCCGCCCGCCAAGCCCCCCGGTATTCTCGAAGGCTTCGGAGAACTGCGCCAATGTGTAGAGCTTGCCGCGTCGCGCCTCCTCGTAGAGCAGGCCGAGAATGACGTCGTGCTTGCGCATGCGCTCGGCGTCATGCTTGGCGCCCACCTCGGCGCGCACGAGGCGCTCGTTCATCGGGTTGATCTCGACCCATTGGCCGCGCACCTTGTCGATCAGCTTCGAGGGCAGCGCGGGGCCGTTGCGCAGTTCGATCTCCAGCTTGCGCTCTGACGCGTCCTCGTCGGGGCGGTGCAGGATGAGGCCGGAGGTGTAGAAGCCCCGCAGCGCGCTGGCGCCCGAAAGCGCGAGGAACGGATCCTCCTTGACCTGATGCTTGCTCAGCTTCTTGGTGTGGTGGATCAGGATGATCCCGCAGTCGGGGTTCACGTGGTCGCGCAACACCTCGACCCGGTCCTTGAGAAAGAACATCATCGCGGCGTTGTCGTTCTCGCCACCGCCGTCAGGTCCGCCGTCGAACAGGTTGCGGATCGGGTCGATGCACAGGATGTCGACAGGCTCGGCCGGGAACGCCTGCTGGATCGCCTGCGCGACCAGCGCGCTGCCACCCTCATCGAGCAGCAGTTTCAGCTTCGGCGTGACGACAAGATTTTCGCGGGCGGCGGCCATCACCTCGGGCGGCAGGCCGATCTGCTGCATGCGCTCGCGCAGATAATGGTACTGGATCTCGGCCTGCAGATAGAACACGCGCAGCGGCCGTGGCGGCGTGAAGCCAAGGAACGGCACACCGGCAGCCATGTGCACCAGCCAGCTGATGACGAGATCGCTCTTGCCAACCTTGGGCGCGCCGCCGAGCACCAGCATGCCGCCCGGGGTCAGGACGCGCGGGCCGATGATGTCGTCAGGCATCGGCGTGCCGTCGTCCAGCAGCGCCCCCAAGGTGAAGGTGGCGATCTTCGTTGCCGCAGGAGCGCCGTCGTTCCGAATGAGCGGCGGGCCGTTCCTCGCGATGTGCAGCGACCAGAGCCGCTCGTATTCGACCCAGAGACGGTCTTTCGGCCAATTCGGCCGGATCATCGCCGCGTTGTATTCGCCGATCGCGCGCCAGGCCTCCTCCCGGCTCATCCGCCCCTCATGCGCCATGCGGACATAGTGTCCGATTGCCATGCTGACGCCTTCGAACCGCGTCCAGGCGTCCTGGCCGCCCTCGCGGACCGGCGTGGTAAGGGCCGCGTCCACGCCGGGTTTCTCGCGCGGCTCGGCCGTCGCCATGCCGACACCGGGCATGGGCGGCATCTCGCTCGCGCGCTCGAGCATGTCGGCCAGATCGAACTCGAGATCGCTGGCTTCACGGATCAGGACGAGCCGTTCCTGTCCGCCCTTGTGATATACCGTGCCGGGCACGCGGATCGGCTGGTGCGCCGAGCGGAAATGCATGTCGCCGCCGACCTTGAGGGCGATATCGCCCCGCAACTGGCAAAGCCGCGCGAGATCGGCGCCTTCGGCAGGCTCGGTCAGCTTCCACCAGACATGGAGCTTGGTCGCGCCATCGGCTGTGCGTCCGCCACTCTCGACGATCAGCGTCGGTCGCCCGAGGTGGCGGACGAGGTGATCGAGCTTGGCGGGGATGTCGCCTGCGTCCAGATCGACCACGACGCTCTGCATCTGCAGGACATCGGCGGCACGCGCCTGTCCGGTTGCCGCCACCGTGCCGGGAATGACATAGACCGCAGCACCCTCGCGTGCGCCCCAGGCGGCGAAGGTGGCGAGCTTGTCGGGCGCCGCGCCGTCCGCGTCGATCCAGATGTTGTGAGGCCGACCGTCCTTGCCCTGACCCTTGTCCACGAAGCCACGGACAGGGATCAGTCCCTCGGAATAGCCGAAGACCACGTCGACGAAGCGCGCGATCTGCGCGGGATCCGGTTCCACGGCGAAGGGATCGGGCAGCGGCGCCGCGTCGTTGAAATCCCGCCACGGGTTGAAGTGGATGATCTTGTCGTCGCTCATGCAGCCAACCCCCAGCACCGTTCGGCATGGGCGCAAAACCGGCATTCGAAGAAGTCGGGGCTTGTGGCGATGCGGGGCAGCAGCTCGCCGGCGTCGGTGGCTTGGAGTATCCGCACCGCGCGGTCGGACATGCGCTGCGCCAGATCCGCATCGAAGAGCACCAGTTCGTGGTGCAGCTCAGCCGTGTCCTTGTTGATCGCCGTGAACAGCGCAGGAGCCGTCGATATCCCCGGCACCGACGGCTCCATGTAGGCTTGGTAGATCGCGATCTGCGCGGCATAGACGGGCTTCGCGACCGTGACGCCGTCCTTGACGCAGGCGCGCCAGTTCTTCGCGTTCATGGTCTTGCATTCCCAGAGCGCCGGGGTGCGGAGACCGAGCGCGGCCGGGGCTGCGGCCACAATCCCGTCGACATGGCCACGGATGCGTCCGCCCGCGACGGAGAATCCGAACTGATCCCCATCGGGCCGATTGCCCTTGCGGGTATAGAGGTCGAGCCCCGCCGCCCGCAGCCAGCGGATCGCCAGATCCTCGAGCTGATGGCCGATGGCGAAGATGCGCAGCGTCCGGCCGCTGAAATCAGCCCCCTCATCCTTGGGCGCGCCTGCGAACTCGAACTGCAGCGCGCGTTCGCAGGCATGCCCCAGACGGGACGCGCCGAGATAGGTTCGGGGCGGCGTAGCCTCCCGCTCGGCGATCAGCGCGGCGTCGACCAGGGTGTTGATCCGCTCGGCCATGGAGGGGCGCGGGTTGAAATCCAGCATCAGAACGGCACCTCGCTCCCGGCGGCGATGCGCGACATCTCGGCGCCATAGCCCTCCAGCACCTCCTCAATCAGGGCGGTGACATCGGTTTCGGTGAGATCGCGCAGCCGCTTGTCCCAGCCGATCAGCTCCATCGTCTGGCCCAGCCGCTTCATCACCAGTGCAATGGCGAGGCGTTCTTCATCAGTGGTTCCCTGCATGGTCAGTCCTTTCCGGTGGCGGGCCGCGAAGAACGCCTGGCAGTGCATCGAGCAGAACCAGCGGTGTTCGCGGGGCCGGGGTTTGTTGGGGTTGAAGAAACCGAAGCCGCGCGCGGGGCGCAGACAGACGGCGCAAGGCTTGAGGCGCGGGTGCCAGAGCCGAATACGCTCCGGGCAATCCGCAGGCGCTGCGGGCGGGGATGGGACTTGCGCGACATGGCTCACGCCGCCCTCCGCTCGGGCTCGGCCGCCGTGACGAGGCGCCGGATGTCGCGCTTGTTGAACTGGAACGAGATCAGCGCGGAGGCGCGATAGCGCGTCAGGCCGTAATCGCGCCGGAACTCCGGCGGCAGGCAATTCAGCTGCTTTTCCGTCGCGTCCTGCTTCAGCCAGCCCTTCGACTTGAAGGCGCTCTCGTCGGTCTCATGGGTGTTCAGCCAGTCGTCGGCCTGCGCGAGACAGACGATGCGCTCGCCCACGCTCAGGAGCCGCGTCGCCTTGCCCTTGGCGCCCCCGACCGCGTGCCAGCGGCCCTCGAGGAAGAACACGCCGCCCCAGGCGTGAAAGCCGTTGGCCATCAGCGCGGCGTCGTCGCCGAACAGGTCCACCCACGCGAAACTCGATCGCTCGAGAAGATCGAGCTCGGTCATGACGAAGCTGTCGATGGGCTCCGCGCCTTCGCGCGGCAGCTCGCACCCGCAGATCGGGCATTCGGTGACCGCGATCGGGATCTCGGCCTTGCATTCGGGGCAGAGTTTCGTCGGGGCTTCCCCCGGCGTCGGAATGCGCCCGTCGAGATCGACATCCTGCTCCAGCGTGCCGTGGATCAGGCTCGAGGTGCCGAAGTCCAGTACGATGCAGTCGGTTTTCACGACACCGGGGTATTCCTCGGGATCGACGGTGCGCAGGCCGCGCCCGACCATCTGGATCATCGTGGACTTGTAGGAACTCGGGCGCAGCAGCACGACGCAGGAGGTGGGCGGATGGTCCCAGCCCTCGGTCAGCACCGCCACGTTGACCACGACGCGGATGTCGCCCGCCGCATAGTCGGCGAGGATCGCCTTGCGGGTTTCTGCCGCCAGATCGCCATGGATCAGCGCGGCGGAAACGCCCGCCGCGCTGAAGGCGTCGGTGACGTGTTCGGCGTGCGCGACGGTGGAGCAGAACACCACGGTCTGCCTGTCGCCCGCCTTCTCCTTCCAGTGGCGGATCACCTCGTCGGTGACGGGCGCGCGGTCCATGATGCCCGCCACCTCCGCCATGTCGAAATCCGACATGGTCTTGCGGACCGAGCGCAGCTCGTCCTGGACGCCCACGTCGATGACGAAGGTGCGGGGCGGCACGAGATGGCCCGAGGCGATCAACTCGCCCAGCCGCACCTGATCGGCGACATTGTCGAAGACCTCGCGCAGGCCCTTCCTGTCGCCCCGGTTCGGCGTGGCCGTGACCCCGAAGATCCGGGCGTCGGGATTGGCCTCGCGCACCCGGTCGATGATGCGGCGGTAGCTGTCGGCGACGGCATGGTGGGCCTCGTCGACAACCAGCAGGTCGAGGCGCGGCATTTCGGCGAGGTTCGAGGCCCGCGCCAGCGTCGGCACCATGGCGAAGGCGACCTGGCCGCCCCAGGACTTCTCGGTGGCGTCGATCACCGAGGTGGCGACGCCCGGCACCACGCGCTGGAACTTGGAGCGGTTCTGCGCCGTCAGCTCGTCGCGATGGGCGAGCACGCAGGCCTTGGCGCCCTCGCCGATCATCTCGCCGGTGACCGCCGAGAGCATGATGGTCTTGCCCGCGCCGGTGGGCGCCACGCCCAGCGTGTTGCCGCGGGAAGCGAGCGCAGCCACGCTGCGCTCGACGAAGGTCTTCTGGCGGGGGCGCAGGCGCATGGCCGGTCTCCCCCTTACTGCGCCCAGCTCGGCCGACCGGCGAACCCGGGGGCGGAAGCGGGCTGGCTGGGCTGATGTGGCGCCGCCGCAGGGGTGGTCTGCTGCGGGGCATGTCCGGCTGCACCGTGTCCGCCGAACTGCAGCGGTGCAGTCCCCATGATCTGCGCGTAGTCGCGATGATCCGGCGTGACCGCGCTGCGGATCTCGTTCTTGTCGTCGCCGCTGGCGTCGGTGCCGATGTCGATGCGGGCGATGAACTCGATCCCGTCGAGATCGGCGAAGCCGTTGATCCGTCGTGCTGCCTGCGCCTCGGCCGACATGTCTTTGTCGGAAATCCCGCGGGCCGAGTTCAGCATGCCGCGCACGAGGCTGCGGCCCATATTCGCCCAGTCCGGCCCCTTCGGGCTGTAGAGTCCGATCAGCGTGAAGATCTTGCGCCGGGCGTACTGCCCCTCGGTCACCGTGAACTCGCCGTTCAGATAGACAGCACCCGTCGAGCCGCGCGTGGCATACCCGCCAGTCCAGCCCTGCGAGGCATCGTCGAAGCCGCCGGGGCGGATGGTCAGGCGCACCTTGGCCAGCGTGCCCTTCGGGATCAGGTTGCTGTTGCTCTGCGCGTCGTTGAAATCGTTCCAGGAACCCATGGGGAACCTCCTTTTCTGATCAGGATTGCGATGGGGATTCGGCGTCAGCCGCCGGATCGGCGGGCGGCGGGGAGTAGGTCAGGCGCTTGGGCGCTGGCGCGACGGGGGCGCGGATCTTCGTCATGAGGCGGCCGAGATGCGGCTCCTCGACCTGATCCAGCCGACCGGAGCGGTCCTTGGCCGGAAAGTCCCAGGGGTTGATCGTGTGGCAGACGAAGGCGCGATAGGGACCGCCATCGGCCTTCAGCTCCGCCATGGTGATCACCTCGTCGACGATCCCCGGCAGTTCGAGCCCGGTCTTCGAGCCGTCGATCTGCGGCTGGAACACCTTGCGGTTGAAGTCGTCGAGCTTCTCGTCGAGGATTCCGACGAACCAGACGTTCTTGGCCCGCGTGTGCTGGAGATGGGTGAGCCAGCCGATCATCTCGCGGCCGTGCAGCCCGTAGGCCCCGCGCACATCCGGCTTGCCGGTCTTCTCCGACAGCGCCTCGGGCTGGCCCTTGCACCATCCGAAGCACAGCCGCCCCGCCACGGTGATCGAGTCCACGAAAATCGTGTCGTAGCGGTTGAGCGCGGCCGGATCGCCGAAACGGTCGCAGACCGCCTTGTAGTGCGCCGGGCTGTAGGGCTGCTCGTCGCGCAGCGCCGGGTTCGGCCCACCGATGAACACCGCGAAATCCCGGCATTCCGTCCATGTCCGCGGCCGGATGCTGTCGCCCGCCCAGCCCTCGATGGCGAGATCGCCCGCCTCGAGATCCATGAACAGCGTCGTCGATGCGTTCAGCGTCCAGAGGAGCGAGGTCTTCCCGATGCCGGACTTGCCGAAGATGCAACCCTTGATCCCACGCGGCTCGGCCAGCCGCTGGTCGGCGCTGATGATCGGGAGGCTCATTGATCGCCCCCCTGCGGGACGATCTCGATCTTCAGTGTGCCGGGCCGGACGGTGCGCGCGGGTTCGAAACCGGCACGGATGGCGTCGGGCCAGGCTGCGAATTTGCGCTCGGGCACCTTGAAGGCGATGTCCACGTACTGCGCGGGATCGTCCCCGGCGGCGCGGATGCGCTCGACCATGGCGGCGAGGCGATCCTGATCCCAATCGACCCGTTTCGGCAGATCGGCGACCACGGTGAAATCACCGTCGTCGAAGCGGATCGTGCCGGTGTCCTTGCCCGCCGCCTGCCGTTCCTCGGCGGCGCGGGTGGCGTAGCGGACGGTCAGCGCGCCATCGAGGCGGGCCTTCGCGGCCTTGTCGCGCTTGATGCGCTCGTCGACGTCGCGCTGCAGGATGGCCAGCAGTTCGACGGGCAGCTGGGCGATGTCCTGCAAGCCGAGGCCCGGCAGGTCGTCGACGGTGGGGGTGTTCGCGGGGAATGGCATGTAAGGGTCTCCATGATCGGCAAAAAGGAATTGGAAGGCGGTCATCACGCGGCCTCCCGCTCGGCGAGCAGAAGCGCGGACAGCGACACGGCTGCGGCCTTCGGTTTGGGGCGGGCGACGGCGATGTAGGCGAACTGGTCGGGGCCCGTGCGCTCCTGCACCAGGTGCACGAGGCCCTGTTCGGCGGCCCAGAAGGCGCGCGACCCGAGTCGGGCCAATTCCGCGCGCTGTTGATCCGGGAGCCGGGCGAACATCGGGAAGATGTCGAGGACCAGAAAGCCGCGATGGTATTCCAGCCGGTCGCCCGGCACGGCCTGCGCCACCCAGGCGCAGAACTCGATCTCGGTGAGCGGTCGGCGGGCGCGGACCGTGATAAAGGGGGTGGTGCCCATGGACATGATCTCCTCCTTTCGCCTCTACTCAGGCCGCCGCGAGATCGTCCCAGGCGGGACCGAGACCGTGGGCGGTGAGCACGTGACGGAGATCGGCGAGGCGGCGGTAGAGCGCGGACCGGCTGCCGAAACCCTCGGCCGCGAGCGCGGTCACGTGGCGATGCGCCAGCGCCGCGCAGAAGCGGCGATCCTCGGCCGGGAGCCGCGCGAGGGCGGCCTGCAGGGCGTGGTGAAGTTCGGTGACAGCGGCGGGGCAGCAGGTCTGGCCGTGCCAAGCGGCAAGCCCGTCGTCCTCGGTCAGCGTGTCGCCGACCGGCTCGCGGGCTCCGGCCAGCGGCACCTCCAGCGAGAGCAGCGACCCACCCTGCGCACGGCGCTGGCGGTGATGGCGCATCGCGATCCGCGAAGACTGGTTGCGCACGACGATGTTGGCGAAGGCGCCGATGCTGCCACGCGAGGCATCGTAGGCGGGCAAGCGGCGCAGCAGATCTATCAGGAGGTCCTGGCCCAGATCCTGGCGTTCGCAGACCGGCAGGCACAGCTTGTGCCGGAGCCGCTGTGCCGCCGCATCGGCCTCGCGGATGATGGTTTCAATGTCGTCGGGGGAGAGTTCGATCTGCATCGGTGTGCGCCTCGGTCATCGTTTCTGATGAGCCCAAGGTGCCGGATGCGGTCGGCGCGCAGGTGGGAACGGGGTGGGAATAAGGTGGGGGTTTGGTGGGTCGCGCCATTTCCGGTCGTCGGGTTAGAATAGAAGGGCCGACGCGGACCGCTTAGCGGCCACTGCAACCATAAATCGCCAAACCACGCATGGATAACGCGCTCATTATATCTGCTGTCGATGGCGGATCACCGCGGTGAATACTGTACTTCGACCGCGTGAAGCTGATGATTGCGCGACTTGAGAGTGCCGGGATAAGTTCCATGAACATTTATAGCGACGGAGGCGTGCTCGACGATGGCAGACCTAATTTTTGACCGGAAGCACGCCATGGAAGCGATCCGCTTGGCAAAAACCAACGGGCAGGAATGGCTATATGAAAGCTATCCCAAGCCAAACGGACAGAAGCGCCGGTCGAGCACGGGTTTTCTGATGCACGAAGGCGCGGCCTACCCGGTAAAACCGCTGGGACGTCTGGCAAACGAGATTGCCGGCAACCCAATGACCGCAAATCCCATCACGAATGTTTTCAGGAAATACTTCGAGAAGTTGGGGTTCCAGTTGATCGACAACCCCGAGGACGAGGCGGAAAACGCGACTGAGCGACAGCGCCGCCTCGCCGAAGTTTGGGAGCGCCCGGGCCAAGCTCGGTTTCGCCGCGCCGTCTTTGAGATGTTCGGCGCGCGCTGTGTTGTGACAGGATGCGAGACGCTGATGGCGTTGGAAGCCGCACACGTTCTGCCTGTGTCCAGCGGCGGCGGCGATGAAGGATGGAATGGCATTCCTCTTCGCGCCGACTTGCACAGGCTCTTCGACGCTGGCGCCATCATGATCGATCCTACCTCGTGGAAACTCTCGGTGGCTGATGCCGTGCGTGAGGAATACGGCCAGTATCACGGTCTGGATCTCGAGCCGGTCATCGCCGAGATCGACGGAGCAGCGGAGCTGGCGGCGGCATTGCGGAAGCGAATGGCAATGATCGGCTAAATGCGAGCTGGACCGACCCGACTCCAGCTGACGAATGCGGACTCAAGGAAGGAAGCGCGCGAGACGCTGCTGGTTACCTTTTCAACCGTCGACCACGATGTCTGATGCATGGACGCTCAGCCGGTAGCCCCGGTTGCGCACCGTTTCGATCAGGGCCTTGCTCTCGCCATCGGTGAACCCGGCAGCCTTGAAGGCATCCCGCAGCTCCCGGATCAGATCCTTGGCTTCGCGCGCCGTGGTGCCTTCGACATGAGACCCGGAGGCGACCTGATCGCGCGACAGCGCCTTCTCGAGCAGGCGTTCGAACACGGGGAAAATCTGACGCGACAGGATGACGGAACGACCGTCCCAATGAACCTCGGCCGCCGCCCTCCGAACACGAAGCACGGGCGCCAGCGGGATCGGCGCCAGAGCCGCGATGTCGATTGTGCCGCCGAGGCCATTTGTGGCGGGCGTCAGCACCTCGAGGATTTCGACGAGATGAAAGCCCGCATCCTGGTGTCGCCGGGCAATCTCCGCTGGCAACTGCGGCGCGAGGATCGTGACGTCCGGGCCCTGCGCCGCCTGGCGCAACGATGCTATGATGCCGTCGCCGGTCAGGGCTGCGGGCTCCAGCGCAAGAAACACCGCCCGACCTGATGGCGTGTCGCCGAGCCGCCAGACCTTCTCCGCGGCGCGTTTCGGGGCTGCAGCGAACCCTGCTGCGGCGCCGATCACGGATGCCAGCCCATCAGCGCCGATGCGGAACACGCGCACATCATCTTCGGTGAGTTCGATGTCCTGTCGATGATCGAACGGGCACTCAGCCCGAAACGCATCGCCGATTTTCCGGATCGGCCGACAGGGGAGCCCGCATTCGCAGCCGTCGCAGACGTCCCAATCGGAGAGCGGCGCCTGTTCGACGAGGACACGTTTCGCCAGCAGCCGGTCGAAAACCGGACCGAAAAACGGCGCGGCAAGCTCGCCGGACAGGATCGCGTCGTTGCCAGCCTCACTCAGCCGCGTCAACAACCTCAAAATCGTCTCGGTCATTCATCAGCCCGTTCCGTTCGATCAGCTTCATCACCCGCGCCTCGTGCTGGGTGCGGCGGAACTGCACGACGCCCGGGGGCCGCAGCTTGACCGTGACCTGCGGCTGGCGCTTGCCGTCGCCCTTGAACAGGATCCGGAACACGAGCTCGCCCAGCCTCCAGGCGCCGCCGAAAGAGACCGGCGTGCCGCCGAAATGCTGGAGCGCGTCACCGCTGAGATCCCGCGACCGCAGGGTGCGCACCACGCGGGGATACCCCTTCTTGCCGGGTGCCATCAGGTCGGCCGCCGCCTCGATGATCAGCACCTTGTCGATCAGCGGATCGTAGGCGGCATCGAAGGCGAAGCCCGGTCCGGCCAGTTCGACCGGGCGCAGGGTATAGAGGTCCTGCGCATCGTCGCCGTCGAAGAAGCCGGGCCTGTCTAGGATGATCGAGGCGAAGAGTTCCGCGATCTCGGGCTGATGCGCCTTCCGGATGCGGGCCAGCCGCAACATGCCGGTGTTCTCGGAGTATCGCAACACGGCGTGAGAAATCTGGCGTACGCTGATGACCCGTTCGACCTGGCCCTCGACGACCGGCATGGTCGAGACCATGGAGCCGTGGCTGACCACGAGGTTGATCTCGTCATCGTCGTCGTAGTCGCCCACCCGGCAGTAGTCTCCGAGAAACGCGTCACGGAAGAGCGCGGCGACGGCCGTCCGGAACGCCTCGACCTTATCCTCAGTCAGGTCGATCGCGACGCCCCGTTCCCGTCCGGCATATTCATGCAGGCGGTCGGCAGTGAGCATCGCCATATGGTCGGCGGCCGCGTCGAAGAGGTCAGGATGCTCCAGAAAGACCCGGACGGCGATGTGCTTGGGATCATGCGCCTTGTTCGGCGCGTCCTCGTCGCCGGTCTTCATGTCGGGGAACAGATCGACGCCCTGACGGGCGGCCTGCGCCTGAATGATTTCGAGGCCGCGGGCATCGCCAAGTTCCGCGATGCGGTGCAGATCGCCGCGCAGCCCCTCCGGATAGCTGTCCTCGGCGCCGGTCAGCAGTTTCTCCAGCGCCTCGCGGGCGGCATCCTCCTCCTGGTCCAGCAGGTCGACGGAGAAGCCCTTGTACTTGCCCTCGTGCCGCGCCAGCAGCGGCTTCATAAGGGCAAGATCGATGGTCTTGATGAACCGGGGGTTCACGAACTTCTTCAAATTGCCGGCCACGACGAATCCCCTTTCCTGCAAAACCAGTGTTCTTGATACGTTCTTTCGTGTGATTCATCAACCTGCGCGGGATCGGCTGGGACGCTTTCCGACATCGACGAGTAGAGGCCAGAGGAGACGACTGCTCCGAGGCCCGCATGAAACGCCCCAATCCGCTCCCGCCCGACAAGATGACGCCCGCAGAACGCCGCGCCGAGTTGTGCGGCCTGCTGGCGTCCGGGCTGGTTCGGCTACGGATGCGGGATGGGGGCGAAGTATCTGACGATACTGGAGAACGTTGCCTACACTCTCCGCCCGACCAATGCCGTCATGCAACTCCAACTCACCGGAGAAATGCATGAACAAGCTCGATCCCATCCCCGCGCGTCTGGCCGCGCTCAAGACCACGCCGACGTCCGACCTGAAGCAACAGTGGCGCGACCTGTTCGACAGCGAGCCGCCACCATTCAATCGGCGCTACCTTGAGGCCCGCCTGGCCTATCGCATCCAGGAACTCGCCTATGGCGGGCTGAAGCCGGAGACGATCCTGCGACTTGAGCGGCTCGGTGAGGAACTGGACGGCGGCGACCGATCCAAGCGCAGTGTCCGCCTCGACCGTGACCGCCCGATCACTGGCACGCGCCTCCTTCGCGAATGGCAGGGCGTCGAGCAGATCGTCACCGTCACCGCCGACGGCTTCGAATGGCAGGGGCGGCCCTACAAGTCGCTGTCCGCCATCGCCCGCGCGATCACCGGCACCCGCTGGAACGGGTGGGTCTTCTTCGGCCTCAAGAACCACAGGAGGCGGAAATGACGAAGCCGCCCGAAAAATCGAAGGTCGTCCGTAAGCTGCGGTGTGCCGTCTACACCCGGAAATCCTCCGAGGAAGGACTGGAGCAGGAATTCAACAGCCTGCATGCCCAGCGCGAGGCCTGCGAGGCGTACATCGCCAGCCAGCGATCCGAGGGCTGGGCGTTGGTCCGCGATCAGTATGACGACGGCGGCATCTCCGGCGGCACGCTGGAACGGCCCGGCCTGCAGCAGTTGCTGGAGGATATCGATGACGGGCTGGTCGATGTGGTCGTGGTCTACAAGATCGACCGCCTCAGCCGCTCGCTCGCCGACTTCGCCAAGCTGGTCGAGGTGTTCGACCGCAATGGCGTGACGTTCGTTTCCGTGACGCAGTCCTTCAACACCACCACGTCGATGGGGCGGCTTACGCTGAACATCCTGCTGTCCTTCGCCCAGTTCGAGCGGGAGGTGACCGCCGAGCGCATCCGCGACAAGGTCGCCGCGAGTCGGAAGAAGGGCATGTGGATGGGTGGCGTGCCGCCCTACGGCTACCGCGTCGAGAATAGGAAACTGTTGATCGACGACGATGCCGCCGACCACGTCTGCTGGATCTTCGCCCGCTTCCTCGAGATCGGCTCGGGCACGGAACTGGCGCGCGAGGTCGCGAGACGCGGCATCCGCACGCCGCGCGGGAACAGGATCGACAAGAAATACATCTATCGGATGCTCAGCAACCGCGCCTACATCGGCGAGGCGGTCCACAAGGGCGAGAGCTACCCCGGCGAGCACGACGCGATCATCGACCGCGAGACGTGGGACCGCGTCCGCGCCATCTTGCAGGAAAGCCCCCGCAAGCGCGCCGCCCGGACTCGCGCCGAAACGCCCGCGCTGCTGAAGGGGCTGCTCTTCGGTCCCGATGGCGCCGCGTTCTCGCCGACCCACACTCGCAAAGGCGGCAAACTCTACCGCTACTATGTCAGCCAGACGGTGCTGAAGCACGGCGCCGGGGCTTGCCCCGTGGGACGCGTGCCAGCGGGCGAGATTGAGGCTGCCGTCATCGACCAACTGCGTGCCGTCTTTCGCCAGCCCGAGGTCGTGGCAGGGACTTGGAAGGTGGCGCGCGTCCATGCTGACGACGTCACCGAGGCCGACGCGCGTGCGACCCTGCAGCAGCTTGATCCACTGTGGGACGAACTCTTCCCCGCCGAGCAGGCGCGCATCGTGGCGCTGCTGGTCGAGCGGGTGGATATCGGCACTGACGGGCTCAACGTCCGGCTACGCATCGACGGGCTCGGCGGCCTCGCGCGCGAGATGCTGGCCGGTGATATCGAGGCTGCAGCATGACACGCGGCGCTCCGATCCCCGGCACGGTGACTCTGCACGTCCCATTCCGCATCGTGAAGCGCGGCGGGAGGAAGGAGATGCAACTGCCCGAGGGCGCCACGCAGCCGCGGCGGACGGACAACACGCAGGTGAAGGCGCTGGCCCGCGCATTCCGCTGGAAGCGGATGTTGGAATCCGGCGAGTTCACCACCATCGCCGAACTGGCCGAGCGCGAGGGCATCGCGCCCTCCTACATGACCCGCGTCCTGCGCCTGACCCTGCTCGCGCCCGACATCGTCGAGGCGATCCTGGACGGGAAGCAAGGGCCGGGGGTGACGTTGGCGCGCCTGCTGGAGCCTTTCCCGGCTGAGTGGGGGAGTCAGCGCCTTGAAACCCCGCTTTCGGAACAGCTCCAAGCCCTGTAGACACAGAAGCGGGAACACCGCTGCCAACGGTAGTGCGCCCCGGATGACGGTCGGCTACAGGCATTTGAGACCTTGCATGGGTCGGTGTCTGGAGCACGAGGCGTTCGCTCCGCTGCACTTGGGGCCATATCTGGCCTATTGGCTTGATAGAAAAACTACATACGGTATGCTTCCGGAAACGCCGCGACTACGAGGGACAACTTCTTGATGCTTAAGAAATTCGACAGTGTCGCTCCGGAAGCGAGCCCTGAGAAAACCGAACTCACTGATAGCAGAGAAGAAGTGCCGCTTCCGGATATTAAGCCAACAACCCCCGTGAGCTCATTCGATCGCACGCCCGTCGCGGAAAGTGATTTGGCTTTTGCAGTCGACGATGTTGTCCCTGTGGTTGGGTTCTCTCGAACGTTTATCAACAAAGTTGTGGGGCGGAAGCAAAACCTCGACGTTTCAGACGTTGTCAAGCTTCTCGACCAAGATGCATTCAGCGAAACATTCGTCCCTCGAAGCAAGATTCTTCAATATTTGATGGAGAATAGAAACAAAGAGACTGACGAGAGAGAGCCGGATCTGAAAAATGAATTTTGCCTACTCAAGGGTGATGCGCTTGAAACTTTGCGATCATTGCCATCTTCTTCAATTCAGTGCGTTGTCACATCAACACCGTATTGGGGTCTGAGGCTTTACGACACCGCCGTTGTGAGCAAATGGGCCGATGGCGACCGGTGCTCATACGGCCATGAGCAGACTCCTGAGGGCTTCATCCGCCACACCGCCGAAATTTTGTATGAAATCCTGCGGGTCCTAAAGGACGACGGTTCGGTCTGGTGGAATGTGATGGATTCCTTCAATACTCGAACTCAAATCAGAGGGAATGCAGTCGAAGCTTTGCGAGCAATGCAGGGCAAAGATAAGAGGAAGTGGAGCGAGCACGATTGCCGTCGCTACAGCGCAGGGCATGCTTACCTGAAGGACGGGGAGCAATGCCTAATCCCAAGCAGGATTGCGGAGCGCGCATCCCACATGGGCTTCTTCGTAAAGTCCATGATTACGTGGGCTAAGACCGCGACTCTCCCGGAGCCCCAGAACTCAAGAGTAAGTCGAAATCTTGAATACGTCATTCATCTGTCGAAGGTGCGCACTCCGAAATTTAACAAGGAAGTATACCGGCACCTTCCAGCGGCGCTTGGCGGCAGAAATAACGGATGGGAGACGGATAAACTCTCGGATGTTTGGACGCTGCCAACCTCTAGCGGACGAGACGGCCACGGGGCGCAGTTTCCTGTCGCGCTGCCAGGAAGATGTTTGGCACTCACTACCGATGAAGACGACATCGTCCTGGATCCGTTTGTCGGCGCAGGAAATAGCGGCGTAGCAGCCCTTGCACTTGGGCGTCGCTTTGTCGGAATAGACGTTTCCGAAAAGTATCTCCAGACTGCGCGCAAGAAGCTGAATGCAGCGAGAACGAAGCGTGAGGAAGTTCCGCTCTCTGATTTGCCGGATCGTGTGGAGGATACTTCTCCTGACCCGATGGAGTGAGAAGTCATCACCCTTCCCAAGCAGTCACTATCGCTTCGAGGCTTCCTTCGAGCGCCTGAGCACAAAGCTCGCTCGCCGCGGAAGGGTTGGTGACCGCAAAGCGCCCACCCCAAGACCTTGGCCTCGCAACGACCTCTTCCGGTCCGACAACAACATGAAGTCTCCTAGCTCCGTCTTGGGGCGGAAACTCGACCTCATATGCAAAGCACTGAGTCACGCCAGTCGACACATAAGAGGAGTTCAGTGAGTATTTGCACTCGAGGATTAATTCGGTGCGCTTGCCCGCCACAGCCTGCTCAATCCAGATGTCGGGCCGCAGAGGAGCTCCCTCTAAATCCCGCGTAAGGGAAAGGTAAGGTGATACTACGCTCCGGTACTCCCGCGGAACTGTCTGGTAGAAGGCGTGCCATTCACCTTGTTTGGCAGTGAGGCTCAGCGATGGGCGCCCACCCTGTGCCGCAGCGAAGGGAGCCTTTGAAGTCCACACTTGCTCGGTCGCAGTTTCTCTCAGCCTTGATGAAATCGTGCCAAGCGTACCGAGTTCGAATAACTGGTGCGCGAATTCGGGGAGGATTGGTCTCAGGGCGAGCAGCTGAGCCGATGCACTTCCAGTCCAAAGCCCCATCAGGATTTCCGCTATCCTGGCCAGCACAAGCCAAACACCCCCTGACTGGCGGCACGCATCGCGATCATATTCAGACAGGCCGTCAAACTCATCTGCGGCAGTCGCGACTTCCGGAAGTTCGAGCGCGGAAGAGAAACGTTGCCGCATAGAAGGCTCAAGAGCGCGCCGGCCAAACTGAGCCCAAACGAGTGTTTCGGCGCGCGCTATGGATATCGCGGTCCATTTCAGCAATCGCGTGAAGCTCGTGTCGTGCGTGTAGACGGGTCGCTTTTCGATGTAGCTCTCAGAGGGATATCTGCCGAACACGGCGATTGTTGCTTGCCAATCAGTATGAGCTGAAGGTGCATCCACATACTCTACCGCACGCTGCGTCTGCTGCCCGATGAGGTCCAGCCACTCGCCAGCATGTCTGGGAAGGTGTTTTCCCAAGTTGGTCTGAATATGCAGCAAAGCGACCTCGACCATCCTCGCTCGAACGACTTCCGGCGCCCAATCCCTCGCGATATCGAGCTCATCAGGCCGGACCCAATCGTATAGAGAGCCGGCACCTGCCCAATGAGAGGAAAGTGCTGATACCCCTCTCCAAGGGATGGAGGCGGAAGCACCTTCAAAGGCTGGCGGCTTCACTGGCGAGGTCATGTCCGAAAATTCCACCGAGGCCATCAAAGAAAGCTTCCCTCTTATCGGGGTCCAACCTCATCAGCTGTTGACCCATGTAAAGGATGTAGGCGTCCTGAAGCAGCTGCTTCTCAAGTACAGTGACTGTACTGTCCGAGGATGCCTCTGCTTCTTTTGAGACATACCGTGCCATGTCCAGAAAAGGAGCTGGCCCGATAGAAAGGGCTTCAAGGTGTAGCGCATAAGCAGCGGAGAGGAGTTTTGCGACTGGCGCACGAAGTTTGGTGATCTTCGCGATCAGCGTTTCGAAGGCTGCAATATCGATCGGCGGTACTGGAACGAGCGCCCACCTCCGCAGCAAGGCTGATCCCATTGGGAAGACACGCCCGCGGTCGACGTTGTTATAGGTGCCCAGCAATCTCCAATCAGAGCCAACATAATAGACCCGCTGGTCGTCATCCTCTTTCACGCCGCTCTTTTCGCCCTTGGCCCACATCAAGACCATTGATTTCGGAGCGTCTGCGCCGTCGCCTCCACCAAGGTGCGTAAGTCCCAAGTCAACGCTTTGACCTGCGAGGAACGTTAGTACCGGCCCTAGTACTCGATCGAGGTCTGCGCGGTTCATCTCGTCGATCCAGAACAACTGGTTGTCGCGGATTGCCTGAAGGAGATAGCCTTCGCGGAATACGAGGCGACCGCCCTCCTGGGGATAGTAACCCCCAATCAGGGTGCGAGCCGTCCAGTCGATTTCCGCAGTATAGCACACGAAGCTTGGCGGGTTGTCCAAGCCGAGCAGGGAGGGGTCCGCAACAGCTTCTTCTAGAAGCTCAGCCCAAAGCCGTGACTTCGCAGTACCTGGCGCACCCACCAGCGCCACCGCTTTCGACGATGCGACTGCCCTACAAATCCGGCGGCGCACATCATCGCTGATGACCAGATCGAGTTCACTCGAAGCAGCCATTGGAACCAGCTCTTTGGCTGCTCTAGCCGTGGTAGCATGGCTCGTACTCTGTGAGCGCGGTTGAAGATCCGGGGGCAGAGATGCCAAGCTCTCATCATACTTCTGCTCAGAGAATGTGAAGCCGAGAGCATCATTTTTGAAGAGAGCGTTCACCTCTTTGTCGGACAGATTGAAGACCGACGTGAAACGTTCGACCACATCCTTGTCCGTCACGCCATCATCAAATGGCTCTCCCCTAAGCAGAAAGGCAGCCGCTGCCTTCAGCGGAATCTTGTCTCCCAGCAATTCAGCGATTTTTTCTGCAGCGTCATCGGGTATGCGTATCGAGAAGTGCCCGTCGGTCGGGCTCACTTCCAATAGGGAGTTCAAATTTCGCCCTTCGTACAAATGGGTGTACGTGCCACGGCGCTCATATCCAGGTGCAAGGAACTCGATAGCGCCTTCGCGCTGGCCAAATGGGTTGACGTCGGGCAGCGGCGTTCCTGGGAGGATCCGGAAGAAGCGCTTTAGCTCCGGCTCAACACTATCGTTGCCATTAGAGTACAGCTCGAATGCATCCCCCTTGGATGGCTCCTTTGCTTTCAGCATAAGATAACCCATCGCGGCGGTGCGGCCGGAACGCTTGAACGACTGTGAGGCGAGAGACCGCAGGCCGGCGACGACGGTCTCGTGGCTGAGAAAATTCTTTCGACCTGATGTCAT